AACAGTTCTAAAATTATCTAAATTAGTACCCGCCGCAATTGAAATGCCTTTTTCATTTGGGTTTTTTTCCTTCACATAATTTTTAATTGCGGTATTCAATTTTCCTTGGTATCTTTGCATGAACGATAAGTCTATTATTGACATAGCCATTCTCCTTATTCTACGGTGAACATATTCATTGCATTATCTTCGCTATAGCCCGAAGAAGCTTGTGAGCCATCATACATATAAATTTTATTGTTAAATACAATAGCTTGTGAATCACCTAAATTATATGGAAGCCTGTTTTCTTCTGTCCATAATGTTCCATTCCAAGAATAATGTTTATAACAAGGAACACGACTCTGAATATTTCCACCAAGCATATGTATCTTGTTATTGTAAGTACAAAAAGCGGCTGAACTAGATGAAGGAATATAAGGTAAAGTAGAAACTTCCGTCCAAGCTGTTCCATCCCATTTATAATGCTTTCCTGTTGAAGTATTAAAAATATGTATCGCATTATTAAATACGGTTATTCTATTATTCCTGCGTGTTAACAGGTCGAATGGAAGTGTAGAAACTTCCGTCCAAGCTGTTCCATCCCATTTATAATGCAATCGGTTAGGGGTTCTTCCACCTTTTACATTTATTCCACCAAGTAAATGAAGTTCGCCATTAAATTCAATAACAGCTATTCTACTTGCTTTATATGGCATAGTAGAAACTTCAATCCATTGAGAACCATCCCATTTATAATGAGAATCAAAATGAGTTCCACCATTTGCACCTGTATAACCGCCCATGACATGAATCTCATTATTATATGATGTTACACCTGCATCATTAGAAAAATATGGGACAGGTGCAGATTCTATCATGTTTGTTCCATCGTAAACAGTGTGGTGTCTGCATTTATTTTCATCTGTGTTTGAGAATGAACTACCCCCGATAATATGAAGTTTTCCACCAATAACAGCAGAACCCGCTGTAAAATAATACATCAGCATCATTGCTTGAACACGAATACTGCTAGTTAAAGAACCTAAAGTAGCTGTAATAGTAGCAACACCATTCTTATTACGCGCTTTTACTATAGAAGTATCCAATGTCTTATTTCGGAATACTTTGATTACACTTTCATCACTTGATACAAGGTCATAATCTTTTCTATTTGAAGCATCACTTGGAACGGCTGTTAATGATAAATTACCTTGTTCAAGATAAGTTAATGTCATTTCACTAGGCAATAGAGTGATAGCAGTAGCCGAAGCTTCAACAGTACCATTAGAAGTTGCACTCTTATCGGGTTTCCCTTGTTGTTGTGCAGTTGCAGTAATAATAACAGTTCCACTAGCAAGAGCAGTTACAACTCCATTATTTACAGTAGCAACAGCGGTATTTGAACTACTCCACAATACTGTATGTTGAGCATTACTAGGAACAACAGAGAATGTCAATGTGATTGTATCGCCCTCATTTAATGTAAATGAATTAGGTGTTAATGATACGCTTTCAATAACAGGGTCAAAGTTATACCATCTTAAACAACAATTTTCTAATCGATTTAGTTCGTTGTAATCGATAAAAGGAGAATTATCGTAAAATACCTTCTTTTGTCCAATATTCGCGTCAGAACTAATGCGTTTAAATGATTCCAACGCATCTTCAAAAGCATTGAATTGTGAAGGTACATAATTGGTAATATAAGTAGCTTCATCACCCAAATCCAAGTCTTTTGCAACATTAGGATATTTTTCATTAAGCATATTATTAAGATAAAGAAGATTATTTCTTATTCTGTTGTAGTCCGTATAAGTAAATTTATCTGATTTACTCCAATCGGTTTTTGGTGTTATCCATGCCATTTGTTTAATCCTCTAAGAAATCATCAAAAAGAGCATCACAATCCGCATCTGTTGCCATTTCTGTTGAATTGGTATCGAGAAGTTCAAGTTCATCCTCTATCCTGTTCATAAGTGCGGCTGTAAGCACTTCTCCATTCTGCCATGTGTGCTTTACATAACTCATAGCGTTCCTCCTTAACTAATTGTTTCGTTTATTCTCACTCTTCCTACAATAGCCTTAGATAAGGTTGCATCTGTTTGATACCAAGTCCTTCTTCCAAGAAGACTACAAGCAAATTCCATACCTTGACTTGTAGTAATTGTTTCTTCTTCTATTCGAATTTCGTTATAGGCAACAAAATGATTTTCAAGATAAATTAAATCATCTGCATCAAGAATAGGGTCGCCACGATAAACAAGATTATATTCTAAATCATCATCGTAATAATCTTTAAGCCATGCGCCTTGTGATTTCGCCATTTGTTGCGAACCGATAAGTGGATTTTGCGAATTTTTCTCAACGCCTTTCTCATGTATAGGAACGGTTAATATATTGTCGGTCACATTAAATGGTTTTGCATACACCTCAATTTCCTGTTCTGAATCAGATTCAACTACAAGATAATACGCTCCGCTTTCCTTGATAGTTCCTCCACTTATTTCATAATCATAATAAGGTGAATCAAGAACGATAGTATTTTCTCCTACTGTTGCATCCACAGATGCAATACTAGCACCATACTCGTTCTCGCCTGTTTTTATTTCTGCTGTTTCACCACCTTCTTCATTAGGAACATAATCTACATATACATAAGTGCCGTTGTTTGTTCCCTTTGTAGTATCTTCGTATGTATAAGAATAGATATGAACATTAAGATTAGATACCCTTTCTAAAGAAGTGGCAACAGGAGCGTGTTTTAATTCATGGTATGTCAACTCATAATCAATATATCCATTGAGTTGAATGTTATTCAGATGAATTCTTTGATTAGGCATTGCGCTATTAAAGATTATTTTAAGAGCATCAATAATTCCATCGTAGGTATAAACAGTTGATATTGCTAAATTTGTAATGGTTTCGCTTGATACTTCTGTTCCTGCAAGATAAAGTTTTACGGTAACAGAAGTGGGAATAACAACAGCAAAATTCAAAAACAGTTGGCTGATATGATATTCAGATTTAAAAGAAACATTTATGTTAGGGTTATTCGAAAATTGCCCGTTGCTATCTGCTAATTCAGATGAAACAAATCCAACATACATGAATGATTCTTCTTCGGGCAAAAATGTCAAAGAACCATCGGCTAAAGCGTAGTTATGTTCTGCATCAGCATAGTTGAATAAGGAATTGTCATCGAATATAGAAGCGGGAATAGAATATGAAGTTGCTCCCGTAAACGACACATCGCCTACAAAACTAGGTCTACTTGCATTCTTTATGCAAATTATTCCATCTCTGTCCTCATAAAGAGTACATTCACAAGCATTTGCAATCATTTGCAAAGCTTCACGATGGGTACAAACAGGGATTGGGTTAAATATCCGAACTCTTGCTAAAGAAGGGTCTAAATCAAAATTAGTAACTCCTGCATCTGCAAAGACATTTTGCGCCAATACTGTAGCTGAAATACCCTGTGGATAATACTGCCCTTTATAATACTGTCCATCTAAATAATCCAAATATCCCGTACAAGAAAACTTCGCTTGATAGTCGTCACTAGACCAAGACTTTAAGAGCAATTTGCCACCCTTAATCTTATAAATTGAACCATCTGACATATCGCGCCCATATTCATAAGTAATTTCCTGTTTTTCTTGGATATAATCCGCATAACCATAAGGATTATCCTTATTGAACATATGAAGTCTGTTATCAATAGCAAAATCAAATTTTTTTACAGGAAGTTCATTTGAAATATGGTCTACAACATTACTTCTTTGGGTACTCATAATTTGTGTATTTGAGAATTGTAATCCAATCCCAAATAAGATTGACTTTAAGCTTAATTTCCCGCTGTCGGGAGTTATTTTAAGGTAATGACAATTAGTATATCCGTCATCAATTCTAAACTCGCCATCTTCGCCAATGGTATAAGTTTCTGTCTTTGTCCCATTGGTTACAGTAATGCTGTTAGGTGTTGTCAAACCGAATTGAATGGTTAATCCTGCAATGTTATTCTCATAACCATCAAATTCAAATTGTATATGTCCATCGTTTTCAGATGAAGTAACGACATAAGGTGAATTTGAACCATCATAAAGATGTTCTTCATTTCCACTAAAAGAAGAAGTGATATGCGCATTTCTTTGAGCATCGTTGTTAATTAAGCCAATATAAACCCATATATAAGATGCTCCACGAAGGGGCAACCTCATTTCCTGCCTGTATTGTTCGGTAGTGTATTGCATCACACACCCCCATTATCTATCGTTAGTTTCGCTAGTAAGACCAACATCAATTAGGTTCATTTTGCATGACCTATAAAACGTAAAATCACCGTTTGAATTGATGTAGTAAGGCTCACAACTTCTGTCACCGCAATACATGGTCTTAGTAACAAACCCACCATTAAGAGCATCGGGAAAAGTAACAGAAAATTTAAAGCCCTTTACAAGTTGAAGAATGGATTGCCATTGTGCTTTTGTAAGCCAAACCCATTCTATATTGTCCAACTTATAAATATCTCTTCCTATTCTCTCTCCAACCATTTCACCAAGCGCATTACGTCCATCTTCTACGTTGGTTGAAATAACCTCTGTAAGACCTCTTTTGGGAACAGGAAGACTTGTTCCATTGATTGCTATAAGTGGCATAATTCCCTCCTTAAACAAAGAAAAAGCCGACTAACTTTTGATAGTTAATCGGCTCACAGGCTCTCCCTTAATTGTAACAGGGTTTACCTCATTGTTCTATAACTGTTAGGAATTTCTTGACATTCTGCAAATAGTATGCTCTGTCAGCATTCATCATCAGTTCATCATCGGGATACATCTGTATTTTAAGTGATATATCAAAGTATTTGACATTTATATGAACCTTGACTTTAGGAATGATATTAGGAACATAATCCCCAAGTGGCTTTGTATTGCCTAAAACAGCCCTCCACAGCTTGATAATAGAATTGTTATCATAGTTGTATTTAAACTTGCCTTTCAGCCTGTTTTCGTAGATTTCATCAACAGGGTAATCTTTATCCATCTCCAATGGTAAAACATGAGCATTCACGCCATCTTTAACCCCAAGTTCGGGTAATACAGGTAAATCTGTACAGATTACGGGTATCCCGCAAGATAGGCTCTCAACAATGGAGTAACAGAACGACTCTGTTGAACTAAGTTGCACTAAATAATCTGACCTAACAATGAAATCACATACATCAAGCGTAGGTGGCATACAAATCATATTCTTAGGTGCATCAGACAGTTCTACATTAGAAAAATAAAGCCAAACAAAAGGGATTCCCCTAGAGTTCATTTGTCTAGCCAATTTTATCATTCTCTTCTGCCCTTTATCATTTGTATCAAGTCTTGTCGCTGATATAAGAAGCAAGGCTTTCTTTGGATTTAATTTGACAAAAGGATTATTGATTACGATGCTATTTTTGGTTTCTTCACCAAAACTCTCTTTCGATGCTTGTGAAACACAAACAATCTCGTCCTTATCCTGCGGTATTGTCCACCCATTAAAATGATTACAGGTATGGCACATCTGAATTGCTTTTTTGTATTTGATATTAGCAGGAATTTTATCGGTAAGTCTATTTATGATAACTGTGTCACAAATTACTATATCTTCAATACTGTTCTTTTTTACTCTGACATAAGGCTCTAATCTCTCAATCTGATTAGTAGCCATCTCATTATACAGAACGGTGATATCGTAGTAATCCTTTAGGCTCATGCAGAAATTATAAATAAACGACTCGATTCCACCAATATCAAAAGCCTTGTTTGTCCAAATAACTACCTGTGTCCGTGTTGCCTGTTTAATTAAGGTGAATTTATTATATGGTTCTCCCCTAAGTTCCATTCCTCTGATAGAACAAGGCTTACGCACCCTACAATGCCTTTCAAGTTCGGGCAAATCGTTCTGATTAGTCAGTACCCAAACCTCATTAAATTCATCCTCTTTAGCAATCTCGTCAATGAGATAGGTCATATCAGAAGTAATATGGTTAAAATAGTAAACAATCCTTTTTGTTGGCATTTCACCATTTTCAAACTGCTTTGATTTTGAATTTTCTACTCCCGTTCTGTAATGATACAGATAATCCGTAATCACAGCTTTCTTTTTATCTTTAAGCGTGAAATAGAGTTTACGTTTAAATTCTTCATCTTCCGTAGAATGCTTATGTTCATTAAATCTCAAATCTCCAATACAGGTTCTCTTAAATACTCTTGTACAAGCACTAGGATTAGGTAAGCTATCCTCAATGCTATTAAGCTTTTGACTCCATTGTGTGCCACCCGCAAGAGAGTTCCACGACATTTCAAGATAATCAAAATGTTCGTTATCAATCTTATCAAGTATCTGCTTTACATAATCCTTTGCAACTAAATCATCAGCATCAATAAAAGAAATATATTCCCCTTTGCTCATGTCGATACCTGTGTTTCTTGCGGAAGATACCCCACCATTTTCTTTACGGATAACCTTTACCCACTTATATGAGGTGGAATAAGGTTCTCTTGAACCATCGTCAACAACAATAACCTCTACGTCTTTTGTGACCTGTGATTTAAGGCAATCCAACAATTCATCAGTATATGGTTTTAAGTTGTAGTAAGGTATAATAATAGATAACTTCATATAATTTCCCCCAAACTCTTATAAAATAGAACGCCATTGTTCTTTTCTTCTATCGTTATCATAGCTGAATTTAAACTTCGGAATATCAAGCAAAACATTTACATCAAAATCCATATCAAAAGGTACTACATGAGCATTAACACCATCTCTCACGCCTATCTCATAAAAAGAAGGAACTCCTGTACATATCAACGGAACATTCAATGTCAATGCTTCTAAAACAGTATTTCCAAAACTCTCTACAGTAGATAACTGCACTACATAATCCGCTTTTTGCATATAGTTTTGAATATCCATTTTAAATCCCATATTATAGAAATTTTGTGGCATATTCTTTAATTCCCCATCCGAGAAATTAAGCCAAAGATAAGGTATATGGGCTTCCTCTAACTTATTAGCTAAAATCCTCATTCTGTATTCATTATCACCTTTATCGGGGGCGGGTATTCTTGTCGCAGAAACTAGCAGTAGAGTCTTTTGGACATTTTTATAGATTAGATTATTGATTACGACAGAATCAGAAAGCTTGAAATCATTTTTAACTGCATTGGAAACACATACAGTAACATCACCATCACTAGGAATATGGTTTGCGCCAAACGCTTTACAAGTATGTATACGCCTAATTAACTTCTTATAAGAAACCATAAGTGGAAGTGCATCGGATATTCGAAGCATTATTAAAGTGTCACACTCTAATTTTTCCTGCAATTCACCTACAATAACAGTAGCAAATTGTCTTATCCTTTCAGCTTGAATATTAGACATATTTCCTGCTAAAACAGTAATATCATATTCCTCATGCATATTTGCACAAAAATTATAAATAAATGTTCCCAAGCCACCAATGACATTTATTTTATTGATATAAAGGACAATTTTTTTCATAATAATATTTTCCCAAGGTTTACCAAATTGAACAATAAAATAGAACCGAAAATCCTAAGAAATTCGGCTCTATGGCTCACTTCGATATTATTTCCCCACGCCTTAAATATGATGAAACACTAAGGCTCTTTTTGCACTTATTACAGGTTAAATAAGCACCATCCCATGAAAGAATCATGGTCTTTTTATTGACCTCAATCGGTTCTCCGCAAGACAAACATTTTACTATCATTCCATCAACCAAAGCATCCATCAGTGTTTCTCCGCGACAAGCTGAATGCCTGTCATTTCCTCAAATTCTTTAGCAACATCATCTACAGTAAATCCCAAATCGTTATATTCGTTCATAATGGAAGTCATATTGTCAAAAAATGTTTCTATCTGTCCTTCTTCACCTTCATTAGTCCATCCATAATGTTTCAAAAGTGTCATTCCTGCCATTGAATAAAGCCAAACCAAATCTTCTTCGGCTTTCGCTACAAGCTGTTTATTGGCTCTTTCAGTAGCTTTTGCATGAGCATATTTTGATATGTTTTGTGTCTTATTTAAGGCTCTTTCTACTCTCCTACGGGTGCTTCTATTCCCCGAACTGTTTACCATGGCTGTCACTTCACTTACAGCGTCAACTTCTTTAAAATCATCAAGAAATGACTTCTGATTCAGAACATTAAGTGTTTGATATTTTCCCATTGTACTATTCCCTTCCTGCCGCATTGTGTTAATTAAAATCTTTTAATACCTCAAATATTTCTCTATATTTCCTTTGAAGGTCATAAGTATAAGAATAAACCTTTCCATCTTCCTCGTAACAAGTAGCTTTGACTATTTGTTTTATTTTATCCAATTTTGCCTTTGTATTCTTATAATCCTTAAGCCATTCAGCAAGTTGTTGATGTTCTTCGGCACACTTTTGACACTCAATTTTAGATAATTCACATAATCTCGCTTCTGTATTATGTTTTATACGTCGTTTAAATGTTTCTGCCTGTTCGAAAGCCAAAGAACTAGCTTTTTGTTCCTCTGCCACTTCTTTTGCGTGTTTTATAGCTTCATCAATCGACATTGCCATTTTCTATCACCGCCCTTAATGAATTTTCTAACGCTTCACCGCTTTGATGATAATAAATATCTTCTATCTTCTGATACTTGCGCATGGTTTCTATTGCCATATCATAAGCATCTTTGTATTTTCCACATGGAATAGAATATGTTGTGAGTTGTTTTATAGCCTTATCAATCGTCATTCCCATTTTCCATGCTCCTTTGTGGCTTCCACTTATCATTCCAAGAACAGCATCCACCACATTCATCATCCATCATTGTGATATCATATCCATGCCTATACCACTCTCCGTATTCACAAGTATCACAAGTATGTTTATCAATCGTCATTTCCATTTTCTACTACCTCACATTCTGCGTACTGCCAAAAATCCTCTCGTTTATCAGCCCCGTGAATACATTTATTGCATGGGTAAAAATCCTCGTTTAAATCTCCCCATTTGCACCTTCCGCAAGAGTGGTATCTTTCATCTGCTATAATTTCTTCTCTAGTCATTCCCATCTTCTACCTCTCACTGATAGCTGAAACAATAGTGCTATCATCATTCTCACACTCATGCAAAAGTGTAATGATTGCCTTTGCTACTTTTTCGGGTACATTGTAAAATTCATAGTCGTTAATACCTTCGGTTATGTTAATTGTTATTCCCATCTTCTTTACCTTTCAATACCATACTACCCAACATTCTTTTCTTGGATACTCCCATGACATATGCATAATTTGTCCGTGTACTTTATCGCTAAATTGACTTGCTTTATCATAATCAGAGAATTGTTTATATCGCATCTTTATTCTCCTTTAAAGCATTGATTTTCCGATTAAAGAAATTGCTAAAAATATTATTGCTACTATTCCCATTATCTTCACCGCCTTACTTTCAGTTGTGGCAATAAGTAAAGCATCTATCACTATCAATCCTATTTGCAATATTGTTTCCATCATGTCTGCTCCTGTATATTTTTCAGATTTATTCTCTTTTTATTCTGCCAATAAATATCACCTAAGCGTTTATGAGCATAGGCAAACATTGTCAGCAATTCTTCATGGTCATCTGTTACCATCATTCTGTTTATATTGCCCTGTAACATATCACATTCAATCATTAAGTCCTTGCGTTCTTTGTCTATATCAACTTGCAACTGCTTCAACTTTTCAATTGGTCTTTCCATAATTAAATGTAAACTCCTTCCCACGCCAACGATTGCAAAAGTCCTGTTCTTTTACATTCTCTTTTTGTAATCTGCAATAGCCATTATTGTAATATTCGCACCCATGGCAACATACTTGTGTATCAGTTGGTAGACCCATCTTTTATTCCTCGTCTAAGAACTTCCAAAATTTATAATCTTGTTTCTTACCCTTTACCACATTATAAATGGCTGAAAGTTTCAAACTTTCGTTAAGATGTTCAAAGGGAAGATTTGTGTCAATTATTTTCCTAATCTTTTTGATTTTTTCTTCTGCACTTATTCCCATCTTTTTTCTTTGCCTTTCAATATACGCCTAATCTCAACTATTCTTGTTTCATAAACTTCACCATATTTGTGCCACTCAACCTCTACTAAATCACCAACATCTGCCATGTGATTTATTTTTTCTTCAAGCTGATATAACCTCTTTTCAAGTTTCTCTATCTTGTTCTCCATATACTGAATTGTCATTACTTATCCTCACTTTATGCCAACAAAAATACTTGCCGTGATTGTTGGTGTCATACATTCAACATCAACCTCATAAGTTATGTTATCTTTGATACCCTCAAATAAATCTTTTGCTACTGCCTTTTTTGTATGTTCAATAATTCCATCAACATCTGCCATATAAACAGGAATCATTCTTTTTGCCTTAAACTCTTGGAACGGCATTGTTGTATGTTGGACATTAAGTGGCTTGTTATACAAATCATATAATTCCTGCATAGTAGGACTATCCGCAATAATTCTATGCATCAAATCGTTATCAGATTCAAGGCGGTTTATCCGCTTTTTCAGACATTTCTTCATCTGCCTTGCGTTCATCCCTTATCCTCACCTTCTGTTTTTTCTTTACTCCAATGCTTACAAGAATGTGTCATTACTGTGACATAAGATAGCCAACTATCATCAATATCGCAATGGCACTGTATGTTTGTTATTTCGCCTGTTCTTATATTGTGCCTACAATTACAGCAAACTTTTCCATTTTCTTCACTCATGGGTTCTCCGTTTCTGCCTTTATATCTCCCCAAAAATTAGTTAGTGTTTCAAGCATATCCCTTGCTAATGGATTATTGTTTGGTGAATAATCCCAAAATTCCAAAGAGTCTGCTATCTCAGATTTCATCTTGTTTATCTTGTCTATAACAAGGTCTTGCTCTAGGGCTTCAATGGCATAGTCAATTAAAGTAATTGGCAATGATTTATGTCCTTCAAGTTCTATAGGATTTTCTACCAAGTATTTTTTTAAGCTATACAAGCCTTTTATCTTTTCTTCTCTTGTCATTCCTTATCCCTCACTTTCCTGTGGCTCAACCATTCTTGCACCGCAATTAGGGCAATAGCTATATTGAGAAGTATGTCCATCAATAAAATCATGTATAAGTCCGCATTTACTACACATAAAATGATTATGTGTTGCGTTATTTTTATCCAAATAATCCATATCTTCTCTATGAACCCATTTACCTTTTCTTGGCTCTTGTGGTGTTACGGGTGATGCTTTTTCTATTTTATCCAATAGCATCTTTAGTGCTTCTTTGTAGTCACCATCGCACATTACTATTTCAAAGTCCGTAAGACCAATATCTGAACGTCTTATACAATCCAACTCGCCAAAATCCTTTTCGAGTTTTTTCGAGTTTTTTGCAAGTTCACTCGAAAGCTGTGGTGCTACTGAGGGCAAGGCATGAATATTTTTAACCACTTGTCCCATGCTCAAATCATAATCTGCTATCAAATCAAGCACTGCCTGTCTACTGATACAATCAACTCCTAAATCATTCTTAGTAGTTAGTGCCTTTCTTGCATCTTCCCATACATCTTTTTCTACAAGAACTAAGAAATGTTCATTGCAGTATTCCACCATTTGTTCGTAAAACGTTTTGTCAACTCCTAAATCATTCTTGGTAATTGGTTTTTGGCTTTTAGTAACCTCACAATCTTCACAGCCTATTCCGTTAACATCATTCCTAGTACAAATATTTCTATCACAGTATTTTCCCTCAATCGCTTCTTTTTTGGTCATTGTTCTACTCCTTATCACAGTATTTGTCTGCTATCCTCTTTAATGTTTTTGCTATAAAGAATAAACTTACTGTTATACTGCCTATACAAAACCCTAAAAGAATCTCATTCATTGTTCTGCTCCTTCAACATACATTCATCAGTTCCTTTTAAGTTCACCCACGACACATATAAATATGGTCTATTAGATAAATCTCTTACTAATTCACCCCTAAAACATTTCTTAGGGCATTTATCTGTATAATCTGCACAGTGCGCATAGTCATGGTTCATTTTTTATTTCTCCTTCGAATAATTCCGTTGACAAATCTTTAAATCTAATCTTTTTCTCGTAATAAGGACTCTCTAAATGTCTTGTCCATTCTTGATAATGTAAATCACATTCAGCGCATTTATTAACAGAGCCTAAATAACAATGATAACAAGGGTTCTTCTCCGTGATTTTTACATCACCATAACCTTTAAGAAGTTCCTCGTACATAAACTTACACAATAACCACATATCGGACTTAGATAATCTGTTATAAGTTCTAAGCTTTTCATCATTAAAGATGATGTTTAATGCTTTCAATTTACTTTCGGTGCTACTTGATTTTCTCTTTAGTATTGTTACCGCTTCCCCTTGTGTTATTTCCATTATTATCCCCAACCTTTTCTTCATACTCAGATGTTATCCATGCTTCACATTGAGTTTTTTCTAAACAATATTTGCATCTTTCATCCAATCTTTTCTTACAGAAAATTTGTATTGGTAAATCAATCCCAAATACTTCCGCAAATTTCTCCCCATTATGATTTTTTTTTGCGAGAAAACCTCTCCCGCTAGGTTGAGGATGAATCGCCACTTTGCCAAAACATCTGTTTGTGGTACAATATATTCATATCGGAACATTGACAACTGTATATTGGGTTTTGCCATGAACGCTACAAACAAGCACCTTTGGCAAGTAAAATATACAAGGCTTCTCGTTCCCAAAGCGAATAATCGCTACCATTTAAAAGTAAGCCAAAGAGTCTTTTAACTCGATGGTCTAGTGGCACTGTGGACGTGCCGTGTTACACATTTCGTGTTTCAGAAACCACTTCCGTTAGGTGGTGGTAGTTCATAAGTGCAACGGTAATAATCACAGGTAGTGCAATCTCCTTTATGCCTTTGATAATATTCATCCCTAGCAATTTCAAGTGGGGTGTCCATTTTCCTTCTCCTTGTAGTATTCCTTCATCTTCTTTTTCTTCCAATATCTCTCGCGCTCTTTTTTTAAAATTTCTTCACGGTTTTTGTAATACCATTCCTTCTTCTTACGAAGTTTTTCTTCTCTATGAGTCCGATAATATTCCCTTGTCCATTCAGACCTATCCTTGTATCTATCTTGTTCTATTTTTTTAGCAATGATTTCATCTCTATGCTTTTGGTAATAACGTTTCTGATAGACACGATGTTTAGCCCTCTTTAATTCTAGGGATTTTTCATCAACTTCTTCCTTCCAAATACTCATTATTACCATTCCTTATAAAAATCATCATCAAAAGTATCTTCTTTAACCAAGCCAAAATTATAGAACTTATCTACAGCAGTAAAAAGTTTATCGCCATACCATCCGTAGCCTGTATCTTCCAACCCATTTTCTAAAACGATGCACCAAGATTGAACTACACCATGCATCAATGATGCGCTGATACCTCTGTGATTTACAGCTTTCTCGATACCAAATTCAACATCTTGTTTAAGCTGATTTAATATATTCTCTTCTGTCCACTCTTTTACAGGTCTTTCACCTTCACCCGTGTACTTGTAATCAAATTTTTCCCATTCAGATGTAGGGATAAAGTCTAGTAATCTCTTCGTAAATCTTCTATCAAAAAAAGTATCTTGTTCAATTTCATCAATATGTTCCTTTACATACTCTAATGATTTCATTCTTTCTTTTCTCCTTTTCCATTCTTTTTCCCTTTCGGTCTGATTCACTAATCTAACCCTCGTTCCTCTAAGAACGTAATGTAATCCATAGTGTATTTAGTTTCACCTTCTTCACGGTCTTCTTCGATATCTTTATCAAATTTCTCAAAAAGATAGTTCTTAAGGCATAAATCATCATTATCTCTACAGAAACTTTCATCATCATACCTTAAGAACCAACTTTTGATTTCTCTCCCGCACCATTTACAGGTTCTTGCCATATTTAATCCTCTTTAAGAACGTACTTGGCAAACTTGCATATATGTCCGTATCTGTCCTTTTCAATCTGTTCTTCTGTTTCAATATCATAGCCTTTCTTTCTAAGGTTAAAGATAATAGCCGATAACCTTGTAGCACCATAAAGCTGAAAAGCTTCCATGCTTGTGATATGTCCTCTTACCTTAAGATGCTTAAGAATTTCCCCTGCCTTAGTCTTTTTCTCGTTTCTGTCCTTGATATAAGCTAACATTTTCATACTCTCCTTTTATCCTTTATGAATTTTTCTCGATTTCATCTAACACGCTCTGATATTCTTTGGCGAGTTTTTCGTAATCCTCTTTAACCTTATTGTTTTCAGCAATAAGAGAATTAACATATTCTGTCAAAGCCTTTCCATCTTCTTCATAAAGCTTGACATAGGTATGAACGCTCCATGTATTATTTCTGATATTACTTACAACGCTACGTCCAAATTCAACCTGTGTTGCCATCTAAACCAACTCCTTCCCAAATCCTTTTTGCTTCACTTCCTGCGTCTAACATGACGCGATATATTGACCCGCCAATCTCGGTATCCCCGTATTGTTCCTTAAACTTGTCGCATTCATTCATATATACATCCCAAGTAGCCTGTTCTCTTAAATCAGCTTCTTTAAGGGTTTTCATAATATGCCAAGCCTTTGTGTACGGGTCATATATCCTGTCCTTAAAACCATCTAAATAATTGTTCATTTCCATGGCAAATCTGCATCCTCTTCCATGTCCTTAAAACCATCATTTTCAAGTCCTGCTGTCCATCCGTAATCCATATCGGGGTTGTCGTGAACTCCAAAGATACGTTTCGATTTAGGCTCAAAATCAAGAACCCATCCTTCAACATTGGTAACACCAAAAACTCTGTTTTTCAGAAGTTTCAGTATTCTCTGTTCGGGAGTTACTTCTCCCTGTTCAAGCTGTCGCTTGTTTCCAATATCGTAGCTTAGTGTTATTGAACCTAAATTAGTGATATCGGATGAACCACTTACTTCATCACTTTCTTCATTCCCATATGCTCCGTTCTTACGCTTATGCGCTACGAGCAATATGAGAACGTTATATTTCATTGCTATCCTTACAAGGGCTTTTACGAATTTACTCTGTCTTTCATATTTGTCGCTTTCCCTTGAATCATCCAAATCCAACGCTGTCATAAGGTTGTCAATAAGGATTACTCTCACTCCATATCTCGATATAACTTCTTCCACAAGGCTAATTAAGCCCTTACTTTCATCTTCTACAGAAGTGGAATCGTAAATATAGATGTTATCCCTATACCATTCCTTAATCAGCTTCTTATTAGTGTCAGATATCCTATATCCTTCTGACCCATAGCGTGTTGTATAGGTCTGAATATGGTTCTTACCTGCAAGTTGGTAGTCTAACCATGCCTTAAACAGATGGTTTGCAAGTTCTCCCGAATAAGCAAAGCACTTATATCCCTGCTCCAAGGCATTAGCAATTATCTGACTTGCAAGGCTACTCTTACCTTTTCCCGATTTCCCTGTGATAATCGTTACTCCACCAAAAAACAATCCACCGTACAGCATCTTATCTAAATCATTTATGCCCGATTTCATTTTCTCGATATCGTAGATATTCACATCGGCTACATCAGCTAATTCAATAACCTGCTGAATAGGCAAATCAACTGCTGTTTCAACACAAGTCCTTAAATGTGCTTCTCCGTATTTCCGAAGCAAATCATTCGCGTCCTTGCAATCTTTGTACATCTCTTCCTTAACGTGTTTTATTCTCAGCCTTGAAAAACGCTGTTTTATCTCGTCAAGAAGTGTTATCCTGCCCTTTTCGTAATCACCAAAAACGATAATCGTGTCAAACTGATTTACCCAATCCCAACAGTAAGATATCCATGTGAATCCGTTTGCTCCGTTTGGTACAGAAACCGCATTCTCAATTCCTGCCTGTGCAATTGATAGGCTATCAATCTGTCCTTCCGCAATCACAAGAGTTTTGTTTTGCAGATTGCATTGATTCATCCCAAATAATATTGGTTTTCCATCAGCTTCGCACCACTCTTTGTTTTTATCTCTCTCTTTATCAAAATCCGTCTTACGATACTTAATGAACTCTAATCGTCCCTTGTCGTTATAGAACGGAAATACCAAGATATTTTCATGGTCGTTCTGCACCGTAATCTGATATTTCTTCGCAATTTCCGAACCAATACCTCTGCTCTTTAAATAAACAAGCGCAGGGTCTTTGGGTACAATTGGTTGTTCGGGTGTCTTAAAAGTTTTAAACTTCTTTCTCGGTCTGAAATATTCGTCAACGATATTCCCTAACGAAAAATCAAAGTCTTTTGCCAATGTGAGCATATTGCCTTGATACCCACAGGATTCTCTAAGGCACTTAAACTGTCCTGTTTTAAGATTGATGGCAAACGTTTTCTTATCTGACGTTCTTTGGTTACACATGGGGCATTTCTGAAAATGGAGTTTTCCATTTCTCTCTGTACATTTAATTCCCATAAACCTAGCAAAATCGTAGGCATCTTCGGGTTTAAATTCATACATTCCCATTTATGCGTCCTCGAATTGTTTTGTCCATTCCTCACTCGGTTCATCTTCAACAGATTTCTGCGGTGGATATACATTTGCTTTAGGGATTTGTTCAATAGGCTTAAACTTGCTTAATCTGTCCCATAAAACACCCATATAATTCTCGGTGATTGAATAATCCACCACATTGAGTACAGCTTGATTTCCGTACTTTTTAGCTGATTCCACGAACTTATTCATCAGCTTCACCAACCCGATAGCGGTATTGTAATGATTAGAAGATTTAGGGCTTCTGCCATCCTTATATTCAAGCCACTCTCTTAAACAATCTAAAATAATCATGTTGCTATTGAGCCAATCCTTATGCTCGTAATTCGTGTAGCTAAGAATATACATGGCATTTTCAACATTTGTATGTTTGCCAAAATCTCTCTCTTCATTCGAAGAAGGTTTTTTCCCCTCAACTTCTTCATCATTTAACTCTTTTTCCTCGGTGTCACCGCTTGTTTCAAGAAGATTTTCCTGCGGAACTTCCCCACATGGTAAAGACTTCTTCTTGGCTCTATGTTCACGAACTCTCTGTGCTGATTCACTCTCGGAAAATATCAATGAGTCCATCTGTGTAAGAAAGATTTCATCATCATTTACAAGCTGTAATAAGCCCATTTTTTCAAGGTACATCAGCGTAACACGCACGTTCTCTGCATCTTCATCGATTTCAAGAGCAAGTTCCTCATGGAAGGTATCTTCAACTCCATCAAAATACAATCTCCCATCACTCTTAAGACTCAAAAGCATTAGTTTAAGGTAAATAACAGTATAGGTATCCCCACCCGCTATTTTTCTCAGCTTCTTTACTTCCTTATCTTGAAAAAACTCTTCTTTCAATTTCAACCAATAATACCTTTTCACAGTTTTACTCTGCTTTTGTTGCCCCATTATAGTGTTTCCCCCTATCGGTTATTTGTAATTGTCTTCCAACGCAACCCCGCCATTACTCATGGTCTGATAGTCTTTAACTGCTCCTGCTATTGTTGGGTGTCCTGTTGTACACCAAATTCCACAAGAACACTGACAAGAATAGTTTTCTCCCCCACGGATGCTATTCTTGGTGATAAGAACAGGCTTATCCTTACAGCAACCGTTCTTCATATAGGCTAATCCGACTACAGTATAAGCAGGGCTTACATTGTCTGTATCATAAGTAAATGCCTGTATCATTAGTCCACATCCTCTATTATTGTTAATTCAGTTCCAATATTGCCATCGGTAGCATACCTTTTAATAACGGTAAGCTTTGTAATAAGTGAATCGTCTGCAAAAGCTATCCCATTACAGCCATCCAACAATCCCTTTGCCATATTATCCGCATCGGGTCGCTTGGTATGTCTTATGACTCCTGTAGTCATCAATTCTTTCTTTTTCTTTGACGTACTAGCAGGAATCGGCATATTAAAGACAAGCTTTACAGCAATAGCACAATCGTAGTAATCATCCGTTTGACTTGCGTAATACTCCGCAACCTTTTTTTCGTAATCCCTTGTAGTTTGTGGCGTATAGGAATGACCTGTCTTCATATTGAATCTAGGTCTTCCTTTTGGGATAGGTTCAAACGGAAAAAATACTTCTGTTTTTTTCACCCCTTAATCCCCCTTAATACAGCTTAATTAAATGGCAACTCGTTCACATCATCGGGCAAATTGGTGAAGCCATCATTTGCAGGGTCAACCTGTGGCTGTGCGTTCTGCTGTGCATTCTGCTGATTGTTTCCCTTGCTCTCAACAAACTCGGTCTTTTCAACAACAATATCGGTTGTGTATCTCTTCTGACCGTTCTTATCGGTATATGAGCCTGTCTGAATACGTCCCTCGATACCGATTCTCATTCCCTTGGAGAAATACTTTTGAAGGAAATCTGCTGTCTTTCCGAAAGCGACAAGATTAAGGAAATCTACACCATACTCTCCTGTCTGCTTATCCTTAAACTCTCTTTGCACAGCAACGCTTGTTCTTGCTATTGTGCTTCCATTGTTCTCCCTGTAATCAACGTCCTGTGAAAGTCTGCCAATCAGAATTACTTTGTTCATATCTTTTCTCCTTTACTCATTGAAAAAGTTTTTGAAAATATCGTCAGCGGTAAAATCAGTATGTTCTTCTTTGGGCTGATTTAAGTGTTGGTATTTGTCGCACTCTTCCTTAAGGTCACAATTTTCGCAATCCTCGCAATCAATCGTATTCTCCAACATCTCCTTAAATTCATCGGGAGTCATTGTTCCACCATTTACGATTTTCACGTTAGTTCCTTCAAGACCAATCTCTAACACTTCAAGAATATCTACAGGGTCTAACTTGTCATGATGAATGCATTGTTGAATGATGTAACTAATATCAGCCATGAGTTCTGTTCTATCGCCTTGTATCTTTGTTATTCCGTGGTCGCAAAAAATCATTATTTTATCTCCATTAGTCCAAAAAATTCTTTCCGTACCTTTCAATCCAATCCTCAACAGTTTTCCCGTAATGTTCCAACCATACTTTTTCTGCCAACTGTTTAAGTTCTAATTGGTATTCCTGCTGTTGGTGCAATCTCATATGATGATTGTGACAAAGTTGTACGGTCAATCCATCAGCATCGGCGTAGGCTTTTTTATTACCGAATAGCATATGATGGGTGTCAGTTCCATCAATGAATCGTCCCATCTTCTTACAGATAAAACAGTATTCATCATTGTTCGGAATTATACTTTTAGCTAATTCACGTTGTCCCATCTCGTTCACCTGTAATGTTAAGTTTGTTTGGCATCTTCATCTCCTATATCCATGCTTTTTGCATATTTGTTTTCCCAAAGAGAAATCATGTGTGCAATCTCAGCAGGTGTTGCCGTTTCGATATCCTGTTGTTGGCATTCTTGAATACAACCTTGTAGTAATGTGTTAAATTCAGCCGAATTATAAGTGTGGGAAGGTCTGTAAACTCTATAGAAATAAACCTTCTTTCCATTTTCTTCCGTAACTTTTACACACTTAGTATGAATGGTTTCAAGTTCTTCCATGTACGATTCGGGGGCGTTTGTTTTGTAAATCATCGGTTCGTCTTCGATGTACATTACCTGTCCATAATCAGCTATTAACTGATTCTTACAACGTGCCATTGAAATACCTAGTTTCAGCCTAAGTTTATCGGTCAAGACGTGAAAATAAGCATTAGCGTCTAAGCTTCGCTTCTTTCGATGTTTTGTTAAATCCCATAACTGCTCTTTGTCTATGCCATCACCCATAAGGAATGTCATTATTGCAAGAGCATTTCCTGTGAATTTATCAGCCATTGCTCTCACCCTTGTTTGGTGTCTTTGCTAAATTATTTAAAATAGCAACAGCAGTAACTTGGGTCATTTCTTCAAGGGATTTAGTCTGTGCGTAGTACAGGATGGTCTTCATGTTAATTCCTGTTCTTTCCATTTCATCCTTAATCATTTGAAGCTGTGCATCAGATATCTTAGCGTTCTGTTCGGGAACAAGGTTCTTATCAACAGAATCAATCATTTCTTGATTTTTCTGCTCGTCATTAAGCTGTGCTTCATGTTCCTGCTTCTTAACAGCTTCCTTCTCAGCCTTTTGCTTGTCGGCTACTTCCTTATCTGACTTCTTTTTATCCTCTACAGCCTTTTTCTTTTCTTCATCTGTGGTTTCCTGCGTATCCTCGTCTACAGTATCATCGATACAGAAAAGACCATTTAGAGCATATTTTCTAGCATAAGTAGAAGATGCTCCTGTTATTTGGCTATCAGACATTCCTTTTACAGCTAAAGGCTCTCTTGCAAAAGCTGTGTTCTCAACAATACTCCCATCTTCAAGGTCAACAAACCTTGCGGTAGTTTTTACGTAGATACGCTCTGCAATCTGCACCACATCGTCTGTCATAAACAGGGTTGCTCCAACTTCGACAAGTAATGGCTTGACACCATCAAGAATGTCTTCGCAAGAACGATAGTTATATCCCCCAAATTTATTGAACTTCGATTTGGGCGCGTTCAGCTTCTTTTGTACCGTCAACAACTTTTCATACACACTCATACTTTATTCCTCTCTAAAAGTAATATTTGAAAACTTTAAGAACTGCCTTACCTGTTCTGCATCAGCTTCACTTACGATAAAATGATGCATTCTGATTGCACTTGCTAAATCATCAAGCTTTTCGATTGGCTTCTTTATTTCAGCTTCTTTAACCTTTTCAACAACCTTATTCTTGTCGCTCAGATATTGAGTATTTCTCTGAATGGCTACAGAAAGATTATTCCCACTCTCTAAGTAGGCATCCAAACACTCCTGCTCAACCTCGCTATTGAGGGCTTTAATAGCATTGATATCGTTCTTGATTTTCAAGACCATTCCGTTAAGGTCAAAGACGATATCTTGGTCTTTGGTTGAAACATTAAGCCACTTAGGGTTCTCGCTCATTACCTTCTCAAAAGGTAGATACTGCTCCAACCCTTGAATATTGTTGTCGTATAAGGTCTTAATATGCTCCTGCTTCTCTCTAGCGCGTTCTTCATCAAATAGCTTTAATTGACTATTGATAAGGTTAATAGGCGCATCAACAAGTGCAATTACTTCCTTGCAACGACTTTCGAACTTCTGATAAGGTTCATTCCAAGCCTGTTTTACTGCCTTGCGGGAATCATCCAAATTTGATTTAAGCTTTCTCAAATCAGCCAACAGCTTCTTATCAGCTTTGATGGAATCCTCGGTAACAACATAATCCCTGTACTCAGCCATTTTCTCTTTTAATTCAGCTTCAATAGCATCAAGGTTAGTGTTGATAACTCCCGCTTGTTGGTCTACTACCAATTCATTCAGTTCTGCCATCTTCGTTTTCTTCCTCTCCTAAAATATCTGCCCTTATGTCTTCAATAGCTTTGAAAACAGGTGCAAATTCTGTTAGATTTTCGTACTTCTGCATAAAGGATTGCATTTCTCTATACGCTCGGCGTAAAATAATATCTTTTGTATCGGGATTAGAAAAAGCTGTTTCAGCATTGATAAAGCGACCTTTTCTCTCGGTATCAGACACGTTGTAGTACGCTCTGATTTTTCTAGGCTTCTGTTCCTTTTCAACCTCAATAGCAAGGTTGATTATCACGTTTGTTGCCTGTGTAAGCCTGTATTTATGCCCTGCTACAGCATCATCCCACTCAAAAAGTTCGTGCAATGGGGATTCTTCGGGTTCTGCATTCTGTAAAAGCAGTTCAGAAGTAACCTTCCCATATTCCTTTTCGATTTTTTCAAACTCATGTCCTACTGTTTCAGCAGGAACACTAAATTGGTACATTTTCCACGAATAAACCATCGTCCAATCTCCTTTCTTATTTCAGTTTATTTTGTGTAAAGCATCATTTTGGTTTTTCCAAGTAATGAGAATCCAATAACTTCTCTATCGCCATAATTCTTACGCACAACGTTTTTATCAGCTTCAATAAGAATGCTTGGTGAACTCATAAAACCTGTTTTATTTGCATCAACAACAGCAAACATAACACCTTGCATATCTAGCTTTGTAAACTCCAAAACTGTCATTTTTTCTCCTTTTTACCTCAACTGCCAAGCCAAGCCACAACGTAACTGACCTCGACTAAACCCGCCGTACCCAAACTGCCTTACCTTACGAGAACCCAACAAGCCTTACCACAACTTGCCTTAACGCGCCATAACTGCCACAACTCGACTAACCTCACGTAGCCAAACCTCAACTCAACTAACCTTAACTGCCAAACCGAACCAAACCGAACCGTAACAGAACATAACACAACGAACCTCAACTGCCACACCAAGCCTTATCTGACCCGACAATAACGCGCCGTTCCTTAACTAGCCATAACCCAACTGCCTTACCACAACGTACCTAACCTCACCTAGCCTAAACAGACCCGAACCCACCTTGACTCACCTCAACTGCCGAACCCAACGTAACCATACCAAAGCCCACCATAACGAACCATACCAAAACTGCCTTACCTAAACAAAGCTTAACTAAACGTACCCAAACGTACCTCACCATAACTGCCAAAACTAACCGCAACTTGCCCTAACTCAGCAGAACTCACCTCGCCTTGCAGTACCTTACCGCGCCTAACCACGACTAGCCTAACACTACCTTAACTGCCAAATCTTTAGGTTATGTGGGATGCAATAAGCACCCCACAACCTTCAAACGCACCATAACTGACCGCGACTCGACAGAACATACATGACCCGAACTTACCGCACCTTACCTCAACTGCCAAACCACTTAGTTATTGACCTCTTCACTTGACTCAATGTGATAACGCCCGAAAATACCGTCTTTTTCGGCTCTCCACTCGCCAAGACCGCATGAATAGCCACCTGCGTTGATTATGTTAAGTATCTGTTCAAGCGTTAATACTCCCGACTTGTTGTAACTTACAACGATATCCGCGTACCAATCCTTAAACTCTGCACGATAGCGTAAATCCGCAGTACCCATGCCGATTGTAACGTTGTCTTCACGTATTTCGGGAACACTACCCTTAATTTCAAACAATTCTCCAAATTCACTCTCTATAAAATAAGCGCATCTAAGCATTGTCTGATTAGGAGTCCAACCAAGCCTGTATGCTGTAGAATTAGCACTCTGTTTAATTCCCGTCACAGGGAATCCCCACTTTGCACCATTTTTGACAGCCTGTTCAAAAGCTTTAGGATTTGATTCGGGCTTTGGAGTTAGCCAATACATAGAATTGATAAATTCGTCGTAAGGGTCACGAACCTCCTTTGCCTTAGTTACTGTTGATGTTGCTTTAGTCTGCTTATCCAAAATCATCTTTTTGGATTTCTCCGACCACGCATGAACAATCAGTGGGCTATCACCCTTAATCCGAATAGATACTTTCTGAATATCAAGTGGTCTGATTTCGATTACACTACCTTCTGTTTTCTTTGTTGCCATAATTTTTTCTCCTTTTCTAATTTGAAATAATGTGTTAGAATAGGAGTCGGAAAACGAGCGAAAAGTTATCCAACTCCGAAAAGCGGTTAAGGTGCAGACTTGACCGCTTTTTAGTTACCTTTCTTTCTTGTTTCAACATATGAAACCTGTTTGTTTGTCTGAATAATTGATTTGAGATAAACGTTTGTGTCAGTACACTCCCTGCTCTCAAATGACAGACTTCCATCCGATGAAATACGGATAGTAAAGTCCACTTGATGTTTTGTGGCATCATCCAACAAAACGTATAGATTTTTCTTACATCCATCAAAAAGATATTCAATAATGCTTCTTGATAAAATTGGCTCTGTTTTCATGCAATCCTCTTATTTCACTTGTAATAACGCTGTCCGTACAACTCGTACAAAAATTCCTTGTTTTGGCTATGCCAACTATTAGATGAATTACTTGATGCTTCAACCCATAAAGAACCTTTGCTCCAATCAATGCCACGTTCTACCATGGCAAGTGCCAAGTGCGACTCTAAATTAGGTTCTGCTTTAGCAAACTTTCCTTCCGATACCACAGTGAACTGCCCTTCTTGGTAAATCACTTCCTTGACAGTATTAGGAAAGTCTTCGCTTTTAAGTCGATTAACAAGAACCATCATTTCGTGATACTGACTTGCAGTACATCCACCTGCTTCACATTTAGCAAGTTTCATAAGCATCATGGCTTCTTCTTGCGTAAAGCTAATAGTTGTTTCATGTCGAATATCCTGCTTACAGGTATACAGCCTTGACAATTCTTCATCCGTCAGATATTTAATTGGCTCAGTATCAATTATTACTTGTGTTTCCTCTTCTACTTCTTCCTCTTCATCTCCTGTGGCTACCGCTAAACATCCCGCAACCAACAGTACACATAAAACAATTCCGATAAACCTTTTCATCTCCCCTAAATCCGCCTTATATTAACTGCTCTAACACCGCGAGTATCACGGACAATATCAAACGCAACCGATTCTCTGTAAGAACAATGCTGATGGTTCTTATCAATGTCTTTTCTCATAAAAAAGACCTGCTTATCTTGGCTTGAAATAAAACCGTACCCCTTTGCGGCATCGTAATGTTTAACTTTTCCTACCATAATTTCCCCCTCTATTCAGTTTTTTACCCCTGTTTGTCTGAAACACCGAGAACGCTGTCCCGATAAATCAGTAGTTTTTCATTCTGTGAAGCCCTTGGCATTGCCTTAAACACCCCTGTGGCAATCCGTTTCCTTACAGAATGAGGACTAAGCCCTGTGATTTCGCACGTTTCTTTTACTGTAATGAACAACTTCCGTTCCATATCAGCCCTCTTTTTTATCTAAGAACCTCATTGGGTCTACTTCTAAGAACTGACAAATTTCAAGTAGTTCATAATCACGCAAGTTCCGTGTTCTTTGGCTACTTGTCTTCTTACCCAAGCTGTTATACAAAGCATTGATAGGGATTCCTGTTGATTCAGAAACCTTAACAAGAGAAATTCCCTTTTCATCGATGTACTTAGCTAGGTTCTCTGTAACCGCACTAGGCGTTGCAAAATTCTCCGCTATTGCTCCCATAGTTCTCCTTTCTCCACATTTTCTCCAACGTGGCGATTTACTTCATCATAGCACATTTTTGGAGAATGTCAAGCGAATTTAATCGCTTTTTCTTCAAATTGGAGAATTTCCTAACTCCTACAATCAGTATGCAGAAACCATGCAAAAAGCAAACAGAGATAAGATGGAGCGTCTTTATTTTGGACAAAATAAGATTTCAAAGTCAAAATCAAACGAAGCATAACCTGTCATAATGTTATTTACTGAACGGAGATATTTGCGTCCACCCTTGCATTCACTTAATGAACGCAAATCAACACCTGTCAAAATGTTAAATAATAGAAAATAACAAATAAAAAACCCACCGCCAATACAGGTAGTGGGCTTTTCCGCACTAAAAACAGAGCAGTTTATTTAGGAGAATTCAATAGAACCCTCTCTCGCAGGACAATTATATCATAATTTCTTCACAAAAGAAAGGAGGCTCGTCTATGAGAAAGCATCCCAAAAACAAGCCCATTGGATATGGATATGTAAACATACCAAATCGTAAATCTATTATAACATAAATTTAAGACCTGTCAAATAACATACAAAAAGCGTATGTCCTTACCCTTAACATACGCTTCGTATACCCGATATGAACATATCGAAATTATCGGGGATAACTTGAATCATTGAAATAAATCGAAATTCATTTCTAATCAACAGTTACCGTTCATATCGGATGAAGATAGAATAACATAAAAACAGATTAGAAACAAGATTAGAAATTTAAAAAAATAGGTTAATTTACATCAACAAAAAGAAAAGACTTAACCACACAAACCTGCATGGTTAAGCCTTTATTTCTGTACTGACTCCGACGAGAATCGAACTCGTGTTACCGCCGTGAAAGGGCGATAAAACGCTTGTCAACGTGTTACAGTTTATTACAGTTTGTTATAACTGTCAAGGGTTTTAATTGATGTTTTGTATTTTTTGTTACACTCTGTTACACACAATAATATGGGCTTAGATTAGAAAAAGGATTAGAAAATCTTTGGCAACTCAATTTTCTCAATTTCTGCCCTATCACCCAAAACATCAAGATAAACTTCCATACCCTTAATCTGTAAATCGTAAAGACTTCTCGGACAAGTGGGTGTGAAATCAAGTTCGTTGTTATCCCACTTATCAAGCATAGTCTTAAGCTTATTGTATCTGATTTTAAGTTGACAGTATTCAGCTATGAATCTATCCTTGTAATCCTCACTTACCATTCTTGCGTAAGTATCTCTTAATTCCATAAAACCTCCTTCAAATGCTAGTCAAAAACAACAACGCTATACTTGTAAGCGTATAGAACAAAATTAACATAAACACAAAGCAAATCAGAAACGCTAACACATCATTTTTGTTAGGATGTAATACCCTACGCCACATATTAGGCTTCTTTGGTAGCTTTTGAATCAGTTCTTGTCTTTGTCCCTGCGTTAGCCTTTCAATATACGACAAGTCATAACCATGTCGGAAAAGCGTCATTACATCTTCCACACCCTGTTCATAGCCATCGTCATACCCACTCGACAATGTAACCATCTCATTTTTCATACTTTTCTCCGTTATTTCATCTAGTTTTAGGGATTACAGACAAAAGCCAACCAATATCCTCGCTTTTAGCCCATGCTCCCTTACAAAGTAGTCTAACTAATGCCTTAAATTTCATGGTTTCTCCTTATACGATATGTATTCCATATTTTTTAGCGCAATCATGTTCTATAACGCATCCACGGGCTTCCTCCCAACCTTCACAGAAAAATGCGTAATCTGCCATGGATAACATCATAATAGATTTACCAAGAAACCAAAGCGGAGTAGCATCTTTTGGCGCATCCTCAAAGAAAGAATCAAGGACTTTAATATCTTCCCCAAGATATTTTTTGCAAAGCTTTATTGCCTTATCTCTTTCCTTTACAATTTCCTCTTTAGTTTTTCCATTCATCGGTTGTGATATAAAGAGTTTTTTCATCCATTTTCTCCTTCTTCCACGGGTTCTTCAACGGATGGCGCAGGAGTATTTCTTCTCACATAATCAGCAACAGCAGAACGCCATCTTTCATTAACATCTTCAACCTTCCATGGCTCATTAGTCTTTGCATTTATTGTTTTAGCTATAATAAGGTCGCCATAATAAGGAATGATGTTAGGGTCTTCCCAATAAGTATCATCCTGCGAATTGCATACACCGTTTTCACAAACAATCTTTGTCATAGCCCATCCGATTGTTTCACCAAGTACCTGTTGTCCCATGTACTGATATTGTGCTTTCTTTGCTTCATCATAGCTGTTAAATGCGGGTGGTTGCGGTCTATCTTCTCCACAAGCCACCTTATTGTATGCTACTTTAAACAAATAATATCTCATACCTCTTCCTCCTGTTTTCATAAATTTCACGAAAAAATCTTGAAACATTTCATATTTTTCACGTTTTATTTGTTGGCATATTTATCAAAGTATTCCTGTCCATAACTTGCTCTATTAGCTTTCACAGCATCAGATTGATTTTTAGGTCTTTCAAATTTAGTAAGAACAATATCAGATGCTTCACGTACTGAAAAAGCTGTTTTAAGGCGTTCTAAGACAATTTTGTAACTTGTTGACAGTTCTTTCCATAGGAAGTTTAGCTGTACTGTTAAATCCCCTATAGAATCGTTTCCTTTACTATTTAAAAGTCCCTGCTTTCTTCCACTACTTGTCCATTGAGCCAACCCATAGCCACATTTGTCGGTTGCGAAGTTCTTATACATTCCGTTATCAACAGCCCTTGTGTAAGTTTCATCTGTAAGATTCAGCTTCTTTTCACAACTGTTTTGCAAATTCTTTGGATTAAGACCACTCTCTGCCTTAAGATTTCCCATAAGTCCTGCCACACCATAAGGATTATTGATTTTAGACATTAAATAGTCCCAAATAACTTTCTCGGTATTTTTCTCTTCCTTTGAAACAGGTTTTTTGGTCTTAAGGGCATAAAGAGTCTGACTCCCGACCTCGCCATCGGCAACAAGCCCGTGGTCTTTCTGATAAAGCATAACCGCCAATTTCGTTTGCTTACCAAACTGCCCGTCAATGCTTAAATTAGCCCCATTAGCATTTAGTTCGTATTGAAGCCATTTTACAGACTCACCAATGCTTCCTTGCTTCATAAGGGTGGATGTAAGAGTGTATGGGTTTCCTTCTGCCTTAACAACTACTACTGTGTGCTTTCCTTCTGCAATAAGGATATCCCCACGTTTCAACTTGTCGGGCTTCGTCACATAAAGTGGAGTGGTATAGATTTCAACCTCTCCTGTTGTTTTAAGGCTTTGTCTAAGAGTTCTTGTTGTGGCACAGTTACCATTAAGGGTTAATGCGCTTTCGGGTATTCCTGCATACATACAAGCCACGCTAACTAAGGCTGAACAATCCGTATTCACAGGAACATTTACCTTAGACACGTTGTAATTATACTTACGGGCTTCATTTAAAAGCGTATTGCGGGTCTGCTGACTATATCCGATATTGTCGTTCTTAGCCGCCATTTCCATGCAATCTGCAACCTTATTAGCCATTACAGGGTCAGTGAAACGAATCAGTACATTCCATGGTTTGCTATACCATTTCCTAGTACAAACCTCTTTCCCTGTTTGGTCGCCTTTTTGACCGCTTATTGTGCCATTTTCACTTTGACTTGCATGAGCAATAATTACAGCCATTGTTAATCCCCCTTGTCAACTTCTGCCTTTATCTTCTCATACTCTCCTTCATCCATAGTTTCTATTTCAGATACAACAAGAGCATTACGCCCCGATTCAAGATGCTCCAAAAGATTACCTTTAAATACTTCCTTGATTTCGGGGTGATTATCTAAGAATCTTCCTAAATCAATATCTTCACCATCTACTTCAAAGTCATAAACTTCCAAGTTATCAAAAAAACTATCAATGGCGTCTACAGCAATATCATATCCATCTAAAGTAGCCTTAGATTTTCCGACAAGATACTTCTCGTTATAGGCTTCATCTGTTCTCGCATTTGGCATATACATTTACGCACCCTCCACATATCTCTTAATTGATTCATTAGTTTCAAGAAGGTTACGCATCTGCTCCAAAACTTCATCTACCAATGTAGAGAAAAGTTCAAATGGAATAAGAGATGCAAGACTAGGGTATAACTCTACGAAACGAGAATAAGCCCATGACAGTTTAAGTTTTCCTGTTTGTCCACCAAACTGACGCTCCGCTTCGATTACAATAGCTAAAAGAATTGCTTTAGCTTTTGCCTGTTGTTCGTCAGAAGGAAGTCCTGCGAATTTTTTAAACCTCACATAGACCACCACTATTGCGGCTAAAATAACAACCAACAGCGACCAATTATCATATAACCATTGCATAAATTTCACCTCGCTTTCTGCATAAAAAAGCCGACTACCTAAAAGGTAATCGGCTCAACGGCTCTTTCTGTTATTTTATCATGGTTTACCGACAAAACCTATTAGAAAGTTGCCACGCCTGTTTTGAGGTCATTTTCAATTATCTTAGCAGGAAACTTAGAACGAATTTCTTTTAGTTCTTCCTCACCACCATATTCATCATTTTTAATCTTATCCATAAACTCAAAGAATGTTATTTCGGGTATAATACCGAGCATATCTTCGGCGTGTTGTCCTCTCTGTACGGTGTAAATATCCGTAAGGACTTTATCATTTATCCTGTTCTCGATTTCAGAATAACACTCATGGTAAAATCTCTTGGCATTGAACAAGTTTTGTTCTGCAAAGATAGGCTTTCTTGCCTTACAGGTAACGTAGGTAAAATAGTGTCCTACCATCATTTCAGTTACAAACCTGTCTATGCCACCGTTAAAAGGATTCTTCTCCCTACAGAACTTAGTTGCCCTTATTGAAGCTATAGTAGCCCCTATTTGGCACAAATCAAAGTTGTATTGAGGTATTCCATCCTCTTCTACTCCGATACGGGTAATGGAGTGTTCTGACCCTGTACGCCATAAATAAACATTATCATTAACAATATTTCTGACAAGTGGTGAACCTTCTATAGTCATGTTAATCTTCCAATTAAGTTCACCGTCTTCCATGGCTCTAAGTTCAGTAAATCTTATTTCATTTTGTTTAAGGAATGGTACGTTATAAAGTCTGCCAAACACCCATGGGTGTCCCACATCATTTCTTGGGATACCTCTCACTCCCTGCGGATTATCATCAACTTCCTGCATAAAAGCACCTTGCACTTCAATTACATTTGGCTGAATACCCCTCACAAGCTGTTCAAGGGAAAATGGGCTAAAGAACACATCATCTGCATCTATAAAAGTAATCCAATCATTTTTACAAGCATCTAACGCTCTTTGCCTTGCCAAACCTGCACCTGTGTTTTCTTTACATGAAAGAATCTCAATTTTCAAATCGGGGAAACGTTTCTTTACAAACCCATAATCATCATCGGGACTATCCGACGCTATTATGATTGTTATTTCATCTTTAATAGTTTGGATTGCAATTGATGCCAAGCAATCACAAATCGTCTGCGTTGCCTTATACGCAGGTATGCCTACTGTAATTCTCATTTTTCTCCTTTCTTAACCGCTATAATTGTAGTAACAATAAACATTATAAGCTGTATTGTAGAAGTAATTTGTTGCCGAAGTCCATGTAATTGCGTTGCTAACCAAACTATTTGTAGAAGTAATTACATTGAATAAATTATTTAAAACTGAATTAAACCAAATATTTTTTCTCTTTTGATGATTGCAATTTACAAATATTCCATGTACTCTTAACTCTCTATAAGTATTTCCTTTTATAAAAATATTTTTACTAAAATCAGAATTCGCAACCAAACAGTAACAATCGTCAACGGAAGAAGGAATTGTTATGTTTTGGTTTAATGAATTACAGTTACTAAACATAAATCTACAGGAGTTTACGGAATTGGGAATTATTATGTTTTGATTTAATGATGTACAATTTAAAAACATAGCTTGACATTCTTTAACGGAATTGGGAATTATTATGTTTTGGTTTAATGATGTACAATTACCAAACATATGATAACAGTTTTGTACAGAAGTAGGTATAACTATATTTTGGTTTAATAGTGTACAACTAGAAAACATATAACTACAACTAACAACATTATCGGGTATCTGTATGTTTTGGTTTAATGATGTACAATTACCAAACATATAAACACAAGTAACAACATTATCGGATATCTTTATGTTCTGATTTAGTGAGGTACACTTATAAAACATATAATTACAATCAACAACATTATCGGGTATCTGTATGTTTTGGTTTAATGATGTACAATTACCAAACATATAAAAACAATTAACAACATTATCGGATATCTGTATGTTTTGGTTTAATGATGTACAACTAAGAAACATATAAATACAACTAACAACATTATTCCCTATTATTACAGGCTCATTGAGAGTAGCATTATTAGCAAACATATACGCACATGAACCTTTTTGCAATACTCCATTCACACTTGCAGTATATGTAGCTGAATTATCAACAGAATTGCTTATTGGAGAACTTCTAAATAAAATCATAATTATTTCCTCACACAAAAAAGAAAGAGCCGACTAACCTGTTACAGTTAATCGGCTCAACGGCTCACGACTTCTTCTTATTATATCCTTTTGGAACATGACCCTTACCGCCACATATCGGACATTTAAGGCTTCCTTCGGGAACTTTCTTCGCCCTAGTTTTGGTTGTTGTCGTTGTTGTAGTCTGTTTCGCTTTCCCCGCCATAATAATCACCACCTATGCTTTTCAGAATAATATCACTATTACCATCAGACATAGCTTCTTGTGTTACCGTTTGGGTTGTAGTTACAGTATCTTCATACTGCGACTCATACCATAGCCATCCTGCATTAGTCCCTATTAAAGCTAAAATAAGAACCAAAATCACAATCCATAGCTTTGTATTAGCCTTTTCAAGCTTCGCAAGGGAACTTTCAATGATAAATCTGATATTGTTATCATCTGTATTGAAATTTGGTCTGTTTTCCATATAATATCCCCTTTTCTTATTATATCTTGGTTTACCAAGAGTGGCTAGATTACTTAGGAATCTAATATCTCAGAAATACGGTTTAATTTGCCATGCATAGAATAAGACCCCGAATGAACAGTGGCTCTTATTTTGTCTAGTTTAACATTATCTATTTTTGCATTCATGGCATCATAATAACCTTTTCTATATGCGTTTTCCAAAACATGAGTCTGTCGTACTGCGGTATCCCACACTTTAGTTATATCTTCACCATATTCTGTAAATGTTTTTGCATATAAATAAGCAGTTGATAAAAGCATTTCAGAACCATTCTCAAGTTCTTCCAACATTAGCTTCTTATTAACCTGCATAACAAAACCACCTCTAATCATTTTGCTCCTTGCTTATTGATGTTTAATTAAACATACCACATTTTAATGTTGTATGCAAGTCTGAAATGTGTTAAGATTTTATTAAGGAGATTTACCTATGGCTGACAGATTAAAAAACAGATACAGATTTTCAACTACATTAGATAAAAAGACTATCGAAATGCTACGGGATTATTCAAACAAAACAATGATACCCTCTAGCAAAATTGTTGATATAGCAATAAAAGAATATATTGAGAAGAAAAAGGCTACCGATTAAGGTAGCCTTTTATAATTTTAATTATGTTGTTTTAGTGTATTGGATAGTAGCATAACCTGTACATCCACTTGCTGATTTTGAAGCATTTGAAATACGAAGTTTGTTCCTATCTGCGGCTGTCGCATAAGCGTTTGTCTGTACTAAAATTCTGACATACTTGGTAGATGCACCTGTCACAGTAAATATAGATGAAACTTTAGCACCGTTGACGAACCATGCATTTACGTCTACTACTGTATCTATTGATGCGCCTATCGCAAAAGAAGCACTAACTTCTGTTCCATCAGTTGTGCAAGTCGGAATAGTGATTGGAATAGTCTTTTGATAAATTGGCTTTGAGTCTATCCAAGTTCCTACTATCTTCTCTGTAGTAGAGTAATCTGTTTCATTACCTATGGAAGTTGCACTATCTGTGGTCTTGGTGTACTGCATAATCACATAAGCTGAAAATGTGCTTCTATCAGTGGTACTGACTACTTCAATGTTAGCACCTCTAACACATATAGTTGTAGCATCAGAAGTAGATGTTACTATTGTCCTATCAAAATTAAAAAACATATTATCTGATGCTCTTTTTGCAACCCCTCGTAATGTAATAACATAATCTAGGTTGCTTATTCCATGAGCAACAGATTTGGTTGTAGCATTTGGAAGTGAACCAAAATTAAACACTTTCTGATAAACAGGCTTACCATCTGTCCATTGTCCTACAATCTTTTCAGAAGTAGAGTATATATCACTCTTACTGAATTTATTTGCTACCATTTCGGGCATACCACCAAGATAAGGGAATATTTCATTATAGAAATCCGCTAAGTCTTGTTTGGTTACTACCTTATCGGGATTAGTTACACTCATTCTTTCATTCTCCTTTCTTATGTGGCTTTGGTGTATTTAACGATAGCAATACCTTTTCGTCCATTATAAGTTGTGTAATTAGAATCAACTGTTAATGTATTAGTTGAATTTACATAAATACGCACTCCATACATATTTGTATTTATCATATTTACTGAATTAAGTGGTATTGCTTGAACAGAGGTATTATCTTTATGAAAACAGCCATCTATTGATACTACTTCTTTAATATTCCAACTAGAAATATCAATAGATATGCCTACCATAGTCCCCTGTGTAGTTACTGTTGGCATTGTTATTTCTATACAACGCTCATAAAGAATAGACCCATCAATCCATCTTCCAACCACTTGTTCTTCTGTGGAGTATTGATGATACCTTGCACCCACACTTGGAAGTTCGGGGATTACTTCATCCATATCACCACTTGCAAAAGACTTGATGGACATGGTAGAACTTGACTTTGACAAGCCTGTTCCTGCTGTCCCAACATATAATGTGTCAAAGTATGTCTTTAATACACTCTTAATATTACTCCAAAGTGTCTTTTTCTTTGCACTTGCTGATGTGTCATATACAGGAACATAATCTGCATCTGCCAATGCGGTAAATGCTGTGTCGCCTGTTTTATAACAATCAGAAGTGCTAGGTATATCTGTTGATTTAGCAAGTCCTAAATCACTTGCTGTTTTATTTCCACTAAGAGTTACCCCTTCAATTGACGGTTTGTTAGTCAAATCAGAGTAGTCACTCGCTCCACCGCCACCGCTTGAAAACTCACGCCACTTTCCTGTTGTTTCGTCTACAGTATTAGTAGATAAGAACTTATAATACTTATCTGTTTCGGCGCAGTATGCAAGACAACCCTCGTTGATGTTTGCATCTGTTACAGTTTTCATCAACGCAAGAGTGGAATACTGCGTCCTGTTATCAAGGGGCTTCTTTCCGTTGTAGCCCATGTTGTCAGCAATGTTAATGGACATTTATTTATCCCCCTTTCTCACGCAAATATTACGCTATAGTTTGATACGGTTGTCGGGTCGGTAAGAACGTACCTATAGTAAACTACGGATGTACTATTTTGTGTATAGGTTACTTCTGTTCTTGTGAATGAATCGAACAGGCTAAATCCGTTACCATCCTTAATACTTGCAAGTGCGCCAAGTGATTTTGGATATGCGTAACAGATACGTCCTGCCGATACAGTAAAGGAGTATGTTCCACCTTTTCCTGTTCCCAAAGCTGTTGTAAGGGCTTCAACCGTAGCTTCTGACGGTGCAAGGTCTGAAACTGCTCCATAGAACTTGTTGTAGTAGAAGTTAATTGAACCTGTCTTTGTAACGGTTGTATCTGTATCATCTGATTTAGTATAGGTTACGATAGCCTTGAAGGTTGTTGATGTGGTTGTAGCAGTATCCATTGTATAAGTCCAAGAACCTGTCGTTGTACTATCAACGGTATCTGTCTTCTTAAGGGTATCTCCCTCATACCATGCGATTGTCTTAATCTTCTTTGCTGTTCCCATTGCGGTTACTGCAAGAGTAAGAGTTTCGGTATAAGAACCACCATATGCCACGTTTCCACTCTTAGATAAGCTGAAAGTAACAGTAGGTGCTATTTCAGATACAACAAGTTTTTGAACAAACTCGGTAAATGTTGTTCCCTGCGCAAGTGTAGTTCCACTTGCAATCGCTCCTACGGTTGTATTGGCTGTAACGGCACTATCTAATGAAGCACTTCCACCACCACCGCCAAGATACGGTCTTATTTCATCGTAGAAATCTTTCAAATCCTGTTTAGTAACAACTCTTTCGGGATTTTCCACGCTCATTGATTTTCTCCTTCCTTATGTGGTTTTAGTATATTGGGCAGTTACATAAGCGGTTATTCCTGCAACACTCGAAGCATTTGTCGATAAAGTTACTGCATTATTATAAAACTTTACTTTAGCGACATATCCCCCATTGGAAATCCATGGGAATGTAATTTTCGTGGAAGATGCAATATACCATCCTTCCATCTTAATAACATTACCAACTCCACTAATAGTTGCTATTGCTTTATCAGCATAAGTTCCATCAGTAGTTGTCGGGAATGTTCCACTAACCGTTTTCTGATATATAGGTTTACCATCTATCCAAGTTCCTACTATCTTCTCTGTTGTAGAGTAATCTGTTTCATTACCTATAGAGATTGCACTATCTGTGGTCTTGGTATATTTGATAATAAACTTACAATTACACCCGTTTGCACTTGCATTAGAATTTTTTACAATAACCGCATTTTTATCTGACGAAGCACTATTAGTAGACACCATAAATCTCGTTTGTCTTAAAGTTGCTTGTGCTGTCCATGTTGTAGGAGCAGTAGCACTTAAAGGTCTAGTAAATAAAGGAATCCATGTCCCTGCTGATATATACCAACCATCTGCACCCACTATTTCATCAATAGTAGAACCTATGCTAATTGAAGAAGCAACTTCTGCACCATCTGTAACACAATTAGGAATTGTACCTGTGACTACTTTCTGATAGATGGGCTTACCATTATACCATTGTCCTATCATCTTTTCAGATGTAGAGTATATATCACTCTTACTGAATTTATTTGCCACCATTTCGGGCATACCACCAAGATAAGGAAGTATGCCATCATAGAAGTCTTTTAATCTTTCTTCTGTTACCACTTTATTTGGATTAGTTAAACTCATTTGACATTACTCCTTTCTTTAAGTTGTCTTGGTATATCGAATGATAGTGTAAAACTCAACTGTTCCGCTTGTATGGTCATTCTTATAAGTCCACCTTAACTTTGAGTTGGTAGTTGCTTGTTTTACGAATGAACCATACTGCGTTACACTTGCAAAAGTATCTCCGTTTGATGCTTTCAAAGGTACAGGCGCAATACCCGCACGATTAGTAGAAGTATCTGTGTATTGATACCATGCAAAATGCTGACAATAAATAATATGTTTCATATTAGAATCAATAGTGTCAGCATACACTGTAGAAGAAGTACCTTTTTCAACAATTTCATAAACCACTTTTTCATATATTGTTTCACCATTCAGCCACTTACCTACTTCACGTTCTTTCGTACTATACTCGTAAGTCCTTGGCAATACATTGGGAAGTGGGTCTATTATCTCCGACATATCTGCTCTAGGCATAGCATCTGTGAGTTTAAAATACAAAGTATCAAAGTAAGTTTTTAACTTAGACTTGATATTACTCCATGTACTCTTTCTTGCCCCACTTGCTGATATATCATACATGGGAACAAAATCGCCATCAGCTATGGCTGTGAAAGTGTTATCATCTGTATGATAAGCATTTTCATCTATGCCACCACCGCCACCGCTTGAAAACTCTCTCCATTTTCCTGTATCGGCATCTACTGTGTTTGTGGATTTCCATTGATATGTCTTATCTGTAGCAACGCAATAAGCCATGCAACCATCGTACATAGTTGCATCGGCTACTGCTTTCATGTTTGCTAATGTATCGTATTTAAGTCTTCCGTCAAGGGGCTTTGCTCCTTGAAAGCTGAAATTATCACCAATAACAAGGCTCATAATCTTTTCCCCCTTTCTTATGCGTAAATCTGCTTAAATCCACTTGCAGTTACAGGGTCAGTTAGTGTATATACGTTATAATCAACACCATCAACCGAAACTGTTGTCTTAGTATATGAGTTGATATATTCAAAATTGTTACCATCTTTAATGCTCGTCAGCGCACCGAAGGATGCAGGATAACAATAGCAAGACCTCTGATTTGACAGAGTAAATGTTGCGGTCTGTGCCTTGGTATTCTTAACGTTCTTTGTGAGTGCTGTAATACCCGACTTATCGATAGGTGCGGTTGTTACTGCGCCATAGTAAGAAGCCATTACGAATGTGTATGTAGCACTCTTCTCAATAGAAGCTGTGGAATCATCTGACTTCTTGTACTCCAATACGCCCTTAACGGTCTTCGTAGTGGTCACAGCATCCATTGTAAATGTGTAGCTGTTAGTTCCGCTTACATAAGCCTGTGTATCAAGGAGTGTAGAACCATCATAGAACTTGATAGATGCAGGAGTTCCTGTTCCAACATCACTAATAGTAAGTGTAAGTGTAGGTGTAACGCTTGTTCCGACTTCCTTTACTCCGCTTCCACTTGCAGAAAATGTGATTGTAGGTGCTATTTCAGTTATAAAGAGTTTCTTCATAACATCGGTGAATGACATTCCTTGTGTCAATGTTGTTCCACTCGGAACAGCACCAACAGCAAGGTTAGTGGTTATTGACTCTTCAAGTTCAGCATCACCACCACCTTCTCCATTTTCCCATTCCTCGGTTTCTGAATTATACTTAAGAACATCCCCATTAGCAGGATTAGTAATATTTACATCCTCAATATCACCTAAATCATGTCCTTCGGTTACAGGGCTTGGTAGAGGGTCAATAATATCATCCATATCGTCCTCTTGAAGTGAGTCTGTGGAGATTACGTTCTCTTGGGAAATATTGATACCATCTCCTGCGGTATAAGAACCGCCACCGTTAGGAGGTTGAACATCGGTTTGTTCCCATGAGTATGTAGGAGTAGTTTCACCATCCGAAACACACTCATAAAAATAACCATGAGTATAGCTATCTGTTATTGAAGCACCTGTATACTGAACAACCTTTCCGAGATAATCTACAGAAGCAGTAGGCATAGTAGAAAGTTGCATAGCGTCCTGCAATCCCAAATCAGAAGCGGTTTTATTTCCACTTAAAGTAGTTCCGTTAATACTAGGCTTATTAGTAAGGTCTGTATAATCAGTAGTTCCTCCACTACCCTCACCAATCTCTTTCCAATTTTCAATATCCGTAGGGTCTGCACCCATAAGTCGATACTTTTTATCTTCGGCAACAACATAGACTTCCATACCAACATAAGGGTATGGGAAATTTCCGCTAGTTGTTAATTCAGCTTTAGCAGAAACTTGTTCTCTAGCATCAAGTGGTGCAGATATAAGTGGTTCTAATGCTCCTGCTAATGAAAAACTACCTTTAGTCCTAGCCATTTTAACCTCCTTTACTATTTTGTGGTGGAATAAACAATCGGTCATTATCCCAACCTTTTAATACTCTATTGCGTAATGTACTAACATTTATTCCCTTAATTCTGCTCCATTCCGCTATTGTATGAGTTTCATTTTCATAGGTTACAAAATGATTTTTTGATGTGTTGTTTTCTTGAACTAAATAACTAACCCACCTACAATTTAATGGTTCATAATTTCCATTATTATTTTCACGGTCAATAGTTAATGAATCATCATAACCATTCTTTAAAGACCACTCATAAAAATGTTCAAACCCCGATACATCCATCCATTCATCACACACTTTAATTCCTCTTCCACCATATAGACGATAGGATTGAGATTTAGGGTTATTACAACGGTCTAACATACTTCTATAAATACGATATATCCTCGTATGACTCATATTATGCGTTGAATGTCTTTTTATAGCACATCCACAGCTTTTTGAGTTTCCGCTTGTTAATCGTGAAGTCGTTACAATCCGTTCCGTTCCACATTCACATTTGCAATACCACGCACTACACCCATTCTTATCGGAAGTTTTATACAATGCTGTCCATAATCCAAATTTTTTCCCTTTTAAATCTTTATAATGTTCATTGTGGTATTGGATGTTATAACACCCACACGATTTTGTGCGCCCTTTTAATAGAGAATTTGCTAATACAAATGTTTCATTTCCACAATCACAAACACATCTCCATTTTGAGCGTTTACCCTCTTGCCTTATATATTCCTTTGCAACAAGTTTTCCAAATCTTTGTCCCGTCAAATCATTTAATTTTCCCATAATATACTCCTTTCAACTTATTGTTACTGAAAGCATTTTATTTCAGCCTAACATACATATGTTCTATTTTCAATAAGTTGAAAGTAGTTTATAATCTTCCTATAACTTTTAAGGAGATTTAATATGGCTAATCGTGGATTAACAAACCGCATCGCTATTTCTACTGCTATTGACAAGGAACTGTATGAGCGATTAAAGGAATATTCAAATGAAACAAGCATCCCACTCAGCAAACTTTTCGATAAAGCTATTGCCATGTATCTTGAATCTATTAAGACCACTTGATTCTAATTTTTCTTGAACCTGTAGCAACACCAAGATTGCAAAGATACTTTTTATAATTTACAACATTTCCACCTGCATCATTATGAGTTGTGTCTGTTACAGTAAACTCTCCCGCACAGTTTTCCCATTGATTAGAAAGCGTATTAAGAACTTCTACAGCCGTAATAGACCAACTAGCATCCACATGAAATTCTTCGGGATTAGTAACTGTTTGAGCAGGAAAATTAAACTCTTTTACTTTTGCACTTTTACTTATAAGAGTTAATTTTGCGACAGATGTTATATCACTTGTATTAGCATAAAGAGCATTTACAAATTCATAATTGATTACATTTGTATTAACACTACCTGCCGACAACGGTGAATCATAGTCTTTACCCTTAGAATCTTTGGGTTGTTGTCCTGCCGAGTATGCAACAGTTCCTTGGTATGTCTTTTGTGATTCTGTTACTGTTTCAGCAAAAGTATTTGTTTGTTGTGTTGCTGAACCATTTAACCCATATCCTGTAGCTTCACCCGACCTATACCCGTTTGTTCCATAAGCGGGAGAAATATTACCTCTTGAAAATGTTATGGTAAATGTAGTTGCCAAAGATGCACCTTTTTCGAGTAACTTCGCTCCTGTAGCTGAAAGACTTGCACTTGGTGCTGTAAATGACGGATAAAGTGTAGGCTCTAATAAATCCCTAAACAAAGTTTCAAGTGATGTACCCGCTTCATAGGTTACACCACTAGCTATTCCACCTACCGATATTGCAGTTGTTAAATCATCTGAAAGAACAGAACTTCCACCCTCGTTATCTGCATTTACCCATGTTTCAGTTTCAATATCATATTTAAGGATTTGACCATCCTTAAGGTCATTAAGTTCTACATCATCCAAATCATCAAGAGCAGATGCACCACCACCGCCACCTGCGGGTGCATACAAGGTAACAGGTGTTCCATCTACCGTTATTACAGCTATTTTAGTTCCTTTTTTGAGAATTTGGTCTACTGCAAGGACAGTTCCATCTTTACCGTTCATAACGTCCACGGTGGTCTGACGGGCTACCTCTCCATCGTCATACCAAACGTATGTAACGCGTGTACCGCCCTCAATAGGAGTGCTTGATAATATCTGACAATTCTTACCTGCCAAAACACCCGATGTTCCTTTTATGGAATCATCAGTATATTTATTGGCGACAGCAAGAACGTTCATGTCCATCTTTCCCATAACACCCTCCTTATGTCCAAGACTTATCGCTATTCATAAAGTGTGCTGAATAATCCGATTGACAGAAACAGCTAGAACCAACCTTAAGATGATGTTCTTCTGCAAACTGTTCAAGATTAGCTAAATCAGATGTAGAATCACATCCAAGAGAAGCTTGTGTTCCATCTTTTTCGCCTTGATTAAGCCATATTGCCATAATAACCCTCCTTATTACGCACTAGGAATTGCCACATCAATAACAACGTTAATAGTTACCCTGTCTTTTATTTCCCATGAAATAACGTTGCTAGACTTATATTCCTTATCCAAAGCATCTGCGCCTTGGGTGAAAATCTTACAGACATGATTTCCGTCTGTGTCTGTTATATCAGCCTTAACATCGTCATTTTTCAACATGGAAAGAAGTTCATATAGCGTCATAACTCACCCTCCATTTCATCAACAGAAAAATCATCCGTTTCGTTTTTGTGACCTTTTATTATCTTAAATTCTTCATGTAGCTTAAAACGCTTGATTAGAAAACAGCAAAGCAACTCAAAACCAAACAGCCCAAATACAACCCTTGTTAATGTAGTAGCTTCTGCTCCTGTTATAACGAAAATAACAGTATGTGCGATTATATAAGCTACTAGAATAATGAAACAAGTTATGATATAGCGGTCTAGTTTATTTGTTTTCTTTATCGCTTTCCTAACCATTATGTTGCCCTTTTCTGCTTTCTAATAGCGCATAGTTCTTTATGACTACCATCAAAAAACAAGTCTTCTTCGGGGAAGTTCATCCGATACCTAGACCTTAATGTAGATAGTTTTATCCCTGTTATTGAACTCCATTCTCTAATAGTGTGTGTTTCGCCGTCATGTGTTATCCAAATGGTATTTTGTCTATTATCTGCTTGTTCTTGCCATGTTATCCACCTACAATTTGATGGTTCATAGTTGCCATTAACGTTTTTACGGTCAATCGTAAGAGTTTCTTCATACCCGTTCTTCAAAGCCCATTCTCTAAAAGCTAGAAAATCATATTTCCACTCGTTGCATACAGTGATACCTCTTCCACCATATTGCCGATAGCCTTTAAATTTAGCATCATTACATCTACGATTCATACCCTGCCATATAATATATAATCTCTTATCATTCTTATCTGCGTTTGAAGCAGTAAAACCATGAGTTATATTCCAATCAAAAACATGATGTTTATTACAACCACAACTTTTAGTTTCACCTTTTACAAGATACCTCGCTTGTACTGCTGTCGCATTTCCACAATCGCATTGGCAACGAATTATCGGACTATGATTTTTCTCGTTATAACCTACATATTCAACGCCAACTAATTTTCCATATCTTTGTCCTATATATTTTTGAGCATTTTTTCTTCTTACATGGACTTTATTATTACAATGAGTACATTTCCCTTGCGTTAAACAATATAAAAGGGTTTCAATAGTACCTCCGCAATCGCATTGACATAAAAATCTTCTTCGCCATAATTCGTCTGTAGGCAGTTCCTTAATAATGGTTAATTCTCCAAAACGTTGTCCTACCTCAATTTGTAATCTGTTTTTTGGTATAACACCCATATTTCCTACCTCGCTTTTGTAGAATCACTATGATAACGGCAAGCCAACAACTAGCGATTGTTGCTTTCGGGAGCGACCCTAGACTTGCCAAGTATCAACCTATCTTTTTATCATCCATGCTCTTAGCTTCTTCATCTGATACAACAGGAAGTGATTTCATATACTCCATAGCTGTAGAACAATGAGAATTACCACCAAGTTTGCGATATGGTTCATAAATAGACTCCAATGTGGCTTTCTCCTTTAGGGTTATTGCCCCTCGTCCTGCTATTTTATCTGTCATAAAGATGATTTTGTCATGTGATATTCCAATCAGACTTTCCGCAATAGTTTCTTGTTTTTCAGCCATTTTTTCTAGGCTTTCTGTCACTTTTGTATCATTGTTTTCAAGCCGTTTTATAGCCTCTAATAACGTTTGAAAATCCTTTTGATGTTGTAAATTCATTTTTTCAATGGAAAGATGATGTTCTTCGTATCTTTTTTTTCCCATTTCTTCACGCTCTGCTAAACCTTCCTTAACCTCTTTTGCAAGGTCAGATATTGCTTTAGCGTTCTTATCACAGTAATCGACCTTCCACTTATCATTAACATTAGTAAGATGGTCTTTCATTTCTTTTTTTAAAATCTCTTCGTGATTCTTTTTCGCATCTTCCGTTTGTTTATCCTTGCGATTTACAAAAAACTGTATGATTCCGCTAGTTAGCAAAACAGTTATGCCTGTTACAGCTATTTGTGTCCAATCCATTGTATTATCCCCCTGCCAAAGAGAAAGAGCCGACCACCCGCAGGTAATCGGCTCATTGGCTCTCCCTCTGTTAATTGTATCGCGGTTTACCTATTTAATCCACAAATTTCCTTCCCATGCCTTGCTGTCCTCTGCGGTTCGCTTCTGCTATTTGTCTGTCGCCAATCACAACGTCAACATCCTTTCTATCGATAGCATTTTCAAGTCTTGAAGTCTGACTCTCAATAGCACTTACCATACGGTCATTTGCCATTGATACACCGTTTGCCACAGCGGTTACAATTTGGTCGTTGTTCGCTACTGCGGTTCTACCACCGAAGCTTCCGACAAATTCGGGAGTTCCATTCTCACGGGCAACGAATATTTCACCCGAATTAGGCATACCACCCATTTGATAACCTTTAGCAAGGAATCTTTGATACCAAGCATCAAACAAAGTTTTTGCTTCTACAGCATTCTCAGCAACAAATTTTCCTGCATCTACACTAAACTTGTCTAGTTTAGTTTTTCCTTCTGCTATTTCCTTTAAACTAGCCGTTTTATCAAAGTATTGATTTACAGGATACTCTTTTGATGAACCATATGAATAGCTAGACTTTCCAAACGATACATAAGCATCATCTTCCGTGATTTTTTTGACAGCTTCATCTAATTCTTTTTGTCTAGCTTGATTAGCAACCTTTTGTTCTTTCTCAGAGTCAGTTTCAAGTCCTGCAATCTTTTGAAGATTATCTAAATAATATTTTTGCTTAGTAGCCCTTGAATCAGCATTTGAACTACTATTCCAAGCTAAATAAGAATTGAAGTATTGTTTAGCCTTGGCTTTATCGTCCGAACTAATAGACGAATCCTTTTGAATAGCTTTATATACATCATAGGCTTTTTGATTAGCAGAACCAAAATTAGCCATGTCTTCGGTGATACCAAGAGAACGGATGTAGTCTTTCATCTCGTTAATGACTTTAGTATCAGTGATTTTGTCTTTTGAATCAGCCGAATTACCTGTGCCATTACTTTGTAAGAACCAACTTATTTCATTACCCTGCGAATCTCTATCACTTATCAGAGCATTTGCAAGAATTTTCTTACCCGAATCAGTTTTAGCAAGGTCATTAACATTAAAGATACCGCCATTAGCACCAAGTCTAAGATTCTTTTGGGTTTGAGTCTTACCGTTTTGACCCGTCACAGCGTCTTTCAAATTCTTAAGGTTCATTAAGAATCCTGCCGCATCTTTAGGGCTACCCATGTTACCCGAAGTACGCATTTTTATATTAGATAATAAAGTCTTAGCATTATCTTTTTGTTGCCACGTAGCATATGGGCTATTAACAATATCGTTATAATACGATTGAGCAAGATTCTCTAAAGCTTTAGGGTCATTGTAGCCATCAGCCATGAGTGAATACAATTTCAAGGCATCTAATTGGTTTTTATAGGTTTCAGAACTACTAGCATTTTGGTTTTTCATCAAGTAATCATATCTTGACTTAGCCTGTGCTTTTGTGGAATCATCACCTTTCGCCATTATATTATCGTAATACTGCTGTGCTTCATTACGATAATTTTCTACCTTTCTATTTTCTTCATCTCTAAGGGCTTTCCACTTATCAAGAACTCCGTATTTATAAGCCCCTAACGAAGTGCTTATAGCATAGCCCTTCTTAGATTCATCAACAGATGAATCTAATTTACCTAATGTTGTATCAACCCATTTAACAGCCATATCCTTGTTATCATCGATAAGACTATCATCCACATAGGTTTTCGCACCATAAGCACCGTTAAGTCTACCTGTAAATATTCTGTCATTCATCAATGCATCAGAAGAATAATGCCAATTTCCTTCCGAATCTAACCACGTATCGCCCTTATTAGGTTGATTATTTTTAGGTTCTTCACCACCATCATCCTGTGGTTGGTTGCCACCATCATCCTGTGGGTGGTCTTCTCCACCGCCGTTATCTCCACTATCATTGTTTTGTGGGTGGTCTTCTCCACCGCCGTTATTTCCACTACCATTGTTTTGCGGGTGGTCTTTTCCACCACCGTTATCTACAAGGGTTCCACCATCAGCAGTTGAAGTGTTAGGAACGTTATACTTTTCCATTTCCTTTTGAACAAGCTTTTTAGCATCTGACTCTGACAAATCGGCATAACTATCAAGCGCATTCTTATAAGACTTGCCATTATATTTCTTAGCAAGATATTTAGCCCATCTCTTCTTAAGGAATGCCAATAATTTCTTTCTATCTGCGGCAGACAAAGGATTTCCTTTTGAATCAGTAATAAGATACTTACCACTTGCAATAAGGGCTTTCATTTCATCTGAAAGAGCATTTTCATCAAGTCTTACCTTCTTACCATCGACAAGTGCAAACAAAGATGCTTTTGAACCATTAGCATTCTGCCATACAATATTACTCCCGCCCGAACTATTACCAATAGTATGCCACCATCCACTGTCGCCTGTTGATGAATAACCTGTATTATCACTCTCATCTATAGTCTGTGGACTATATGGAGTTTGATGGAAACCCTCGGTGTAATTTGGAATTTCGGGAACAGGGTCGCCACCATCACTACTTCCGCTAGTAGGTGGTTCATAACCGCCATTACCAACATCACTTGTAGGTGTAGGTTCATTTTTGATATCTTTAATATTCCTACCACCTTTACCGCCACCTTCATTGCCACCCATAGCACAACCGCCACAGTTGCAATTACAATTACAGTTACAGGTAATGTTAGATACTGAATTTCTAAGCCCTGTAGTAAATCCATTAAGACCCTTATATAAATCATTGATTGCTCTAGTATTTGCTTCTACAGCCTTTGTATTAGCTGATTTAGCGTTGGTATTATTAACAAGGTGAGCATCGTGAGTATTTGTGTTGAAGTTTTTTATAATATCGCCAAGTATATTAGCTTCTGCATGAGCAACAGCTTCAATATTCTCAATGACAGCGGTAACACGAAGGTTCGCATCCTCAATTGCTCTCTTAATTGTTTCATAAAGGGAACTACTATCAAATGCAGTTCTGATAATATCTGCAAGATTGTTCAACGCATCGGTATTACCGTGTATTGCAGTTATAGCGTTATTGATTGCATCAATCAGAGCATTTATTCTACCTATCAAAGTGTTTATAGTAGCAATACATCTCTCGATAGCATTCTTAAGGTTTGTTATTGCAGGGGTATTATTACCTATCGCTTCGGTAAGCTTTTCTATAGCCTTAGTACATTGCTTAATAGCATCTTTAAGGTTATTTAAAGCTACAATGCACTTATTGATTGCGTCAGTACATTTCTTTACCGCATCAGTAAGCAACTTTAATTCAGCAATCAGTTCATTGATTACTTTAATAAGGTTTTCTATAGTAGAAATCAGCTTATTTATAGCCTTGGTGAGATTTTTAATTACAGTAATAAGACTTTCAACTCCAACAAGCTTGAATGTCATATCATCCAAGTCAAACATATCACCTAAGAAGTCTTCAATATTAAATGACTCAAACAGCCTGTAAATTCTGCCAAGCCACTTATCGATAATATTGTAGACTTCTGCCATCTTGTATTCGGTCTGTAATGGAAGGCTATCAAGGAATGAAAACTGTCCTGTTCCACCTGTTGTTTCATCTCCAATAACATTGGCTTCATCAAAGCCATCGTAAAGACCGTTATTGTCTTGTTTAGGTATTTCGCCCGTAGGTACAGGTTCATCATCAATATTTACAGTTCCCTCATAAGAGCCAAGTTGTCCTGCGATACCTAACGCATTATAAACTCTTTTTCCTTCTGCCGAACTACTTTGGTCTTTAGGCTTCTCAAACTTCTTAAATACAACATCTACTGCATCATATAAATGCGTAGCATTTCTAAGTGTATTTAATACATCAGAATACTCAGATGACATTAACTCTTTTTTCAAATATTCTAATTGACCTTGTAAATCATCTACAGAACGTCCATTAAGAGTATTTAATAATCCTTGTTTTCTATCATCCGTAGTCCATTGAGCCAATCCGTAGCCTTTATTGTCTGTAAAGTCCCCACCATTATTCATTTTATTAGTGTAGGCTTCATCAGTTATGGTATCGTTATAAACATCTTGAAGGTTATTACTTCTTAACCCACTTTCCTCATAAAGATTACCCATTAAGCCATAAACACCATTTTCATTGCCTATAAAACTCATAAGATAATCACGGATGTATTTTGCAGTAGATGGCAATGATAAGTTATTATAGCTACTATTGGAATCTGCGATTTTTCTGCTTGAATCATCTAATTTAATAATGCCATTAGATAATTTATTACCACTTACATTAGATGTGTTTTCACCAAGATAAATGGGTGATGTTTCAAATATTGTTTCGTTTCCATAACGAGGAAGAGAACCATATCCCCAACCACCTGTTGCCTTATTGTAATATTCAGAAATACCATCTAAGAAGTCTTCTGCACTAGGAACAAGACCACTTATATCGCTCCATCTATCCCCTGCTTCAAACTGTGGCTTTGCAATATAGCCTGTTCCACCATAGCCACTCCAATCAATACCACCATCAGTATTGATGTTGATTGTCTGTGTGCCACCTGTACCACCACTAAGATTTCCATAGATAGTGCCAACCTTAAGAGCATTTGCGACGATATTTGATACAGTAAGAAGCTGTGCGTTTATATTAGATACATTAAGCGCATTTGAAGTAATTTTAGATGCATCAAGAACATTCGCCATTACCTTTTCAGCACGGAGTTCGGGGGTTTCAATTAACTGTGCAACAATCTTTTCGAACTCCTGTACTTCCGCAGTTAAATCTCCAAGTCCGTTCTCTTTTGCAACAATCTTATCTACTTCAAACAGCTTTGCAGTAGCTTTCTTGGTTATCTCAAATTTCTCGGCTGTAACCTTATCCGTAACTTCAAGAAGTTCTGTTGTAATCTTCTCTGCTTCAAGAAGTTTTGTTGTTATCTTCTTTGCATCAAGAAGTTTAGTTTTAATCTTTTTCGCATCAATTAGCGGAGTTGTAATACTTTCAATTACTTCAATAAGTGGAGTAGTAATCTTTTCTGCAATTTCTACAAGCGGCGCAGTAATCTTTTCAGACACTTCAAGTAATCTTGCTGTAATTGTATCTACATCAAGGTTGTTACTAAGATTGCCACCCTTTGCTTCAATAGTATTTCCACCATAAGCCTTTTCCATATCCTTACTTACGGCGTCATTATCAGTTACTATTTCCTTAACGGTAAGCTTATCTGCAATAATATCTATAACAGTAAGCGTATCTGCAAACATCTCTTCGGAATCAAGGGTATCACCCTTAAACACCTTTACCTCAATCGCGTCAGCCTTTATCTTACCTAATTTAGCATCTTCAAATTGAAGTTCTGCATTGCCTTGAATATCTTCAAGCTTATACTTCTTGTCTTTATCAACAACAGGCTTAATATCAACAGGGATTTCTGCTTCTGCCTTATCCTTGCCAAACAGGAACTCACCTATATTGCCAAAGAAATCTTTAACTCCCTTAACTCCATCTTCAATTTTCTTTTTAACCCTAGATAACAGGCTTTCACCTGCCTTATCTTCATCATGGAAAAAGATGTTATCAAACAAATTAGCAAGGCTAAAGTCACCTGTAAACATTCCTTGCAATAATCCAACGATAAACCCACCTATTCCATCTTTAGGAAGAATATGTGCATCTTGAAGAAGTCTAATAGGATTAAGTCTAGCCTTTATCTTCTCCCAAATTTTTCCAAGAATAGTAGTAAGGAAATCAACAAGAGCATCTGCAATTCCATCAATAAATCCCGATACTCCCTCTACTGAAAACAGTGATTTTGTAAGTGCTGTAATATCTTCAAACTTTTCGGTAAACTTTCTTATAAGAATACTTACAATAGTTCCCAAAAGTTTACCTATAGGTTCTTCAAGACGTTCTACAATCCTAGCAATTTCCTTATGAAGCCTACCTTTTTCATCAAAGAAAGTATCAATGATATCACAAAGAGTATCAATGATTACAGTAAGACTATTTACAATCTCGTCTTCATGTTCTTCAAGGTATTCAGCCAATCCATCAGCAAATTCTCTGATAGCCTTAATGATATTCGTTCCGTTATCATCAAAGAAGATAGCAATACCATTTATGATACCAACAAGGATACCTGCCATGGTTGTGCCAAGTTCATAGAAGGAATTACTTGCAAACATCTCTTTAAAGATGTTTGATATGAAAGTGCTAAATGACTTAAATGCATTCTCAATGTCTTGTTTTATTTTATTTCTATTAGCATAGAGTTCATCAATTACATCAGCAATACCTGCACCAATCTGTTTACCAAGTTCTTCCCAATCAATACCCTCAATTACAGCAAAGATTGTAAATGCCAACTTGATTGTTGCTTTACCTACATTAGTAATGATTCTCTGAATCTGTCCCGATTGAACGATGCCATTGAGATAGTTCGATATTCTTGTTGCTAAATCATCCCAATCAATAGTTAGAACATCTTCTGTGAACTCAGCGACAAACTTAAGACCCCTAATAGTTAAATCGCCAAACATTCTCCAAAAGTTATCGTTATGAATGGTATCGTTGATAAACTTAAATATCTTATCACCAATTCTATACAGATTGTCTTCAAGGGTCTTCCAATCAATAGAATCATAAGTAATTGCAAGGTGATTGAATATCCAATCAGCAAGAGAGAAATCTGCGGGGATAGCATCAAGAATACCCTTAACCGCGTTAGACAACGCATTAAGCGCATCAGCAGGAAGCTTAAATAATGTATCCCAATTAACATTCTGCAATCCTGTAATAAGTGAATCAGCAATTGCCTTACCAATGTCATAAGCCTTTAACTTCTTAATAGCCTTATCAAACAAATCAATAATGCCATTTACAAAGTTACTAATAGAAACAAATATATCAGTTAAGAATTTTTCATCAGTAAACAGACCATTGACAACATCTGCGATATTCTGCGCCCATTTGTCAATAGCTTCATAAAATTCATCCCATCTAATTCCTTCAAGGAATCTCTCAATCGCTAATTTAAGTGAATCAACAGCATTGGCAAAATCAATATCACCAAGCTTATTGAATGCTTCAAGGACAATGTTTACAAACTTAGCAATAGAATCGCCAAGAGTAATCCAAAATTCCTTATTAGCCATTGCTGTGTTGATGAAATCAACAAGTCCTGTTACCCAACCTTCAACAGTATGACGAAGACGTTCCCAATCAAACTTTTGAAGTGCTTCTGCAATGCTATCTGTTAGCTGTTGAGCCATTCCGCTAAAATCAAACGTCCAAGCCCATTCTTCAAAGAATCTCATAATAGCATCGAGAGTGTTGACAATAAGAGTAACTATTCTATCCCATAGCTTTTCATCAGCAAAGATATCATTCCAAAATTCAGCTAATTTATGCGCCCACTTAGTTACGGTTCTATAAACTCTATCCCAATCAATTTGGTCGATAGCATTTACGATGAACTCTGAAAGCCATGCGGCTAAAGCATGAGGGTCAAAATTATCTGCCAACCTTTCAAGTATCACAAATACCGTATTGATAAGGTCGCCAAGAGTCTTTCCAAGCCACTCGGCTAAATCAAGCCTAGATAAGATGTAGTTAATATAACCCATAACCTTATCTATAAAATCTTCGATTGTCTTCCAAATCTTCTGCCAATCAATATTCTTTAGGAAGTCAACAATCTTATCAATAATATCCTTAAGAGCAGGGATATTTAAGCCAAATCCCTCGTCTATCCAAACTTTCTCAAATTCTATATCGGGAGTAACACCCCCTTTATCCTGCTTATCGTTAAGGATATTTAATTCATCAAGACCGTTTGTAAGGTTCTTAGCTTTCTTTGCTGTTTCGTCTAAGCTATCACCATAGCTTTCATAGAACTTCTTTGCTCTGAGGTAATATGGCTGTCCCGTCAAAATAGCCATAAACTTAGCCATATTCTCAGCCATTCCTTGAAGTGATGTAAGGAATGTTTCAGCAGGAGCAGATATGGCATTGATAAGTGGCTCAAAGATAGCTACCACTTGGTTAGCTAATCTTCTAAGAGCAGAGAATACGATAGATACGTTGTATTCCAACTGCAACATAGCATCATCGGCATTTTTCTCAAAGAGAACCATATCCTCAAATGCTTGTTTCATCTTATTAAAGAATGCTGTAATTGACTTTCTCATAAGCATACGAGTCATCATTGAGAAATATCTTGTCAATGTCTTTACTGCACCCTTCAATATATGGGTCTGCTTAATTATCTTTGAAAGTTGGAAATTGCTATTAACAAGCGTCTTCACAAATTTAGGTGAAACAGCCATCATAATAGACTTAATTCCCTTAACAGCAGGGGCAACTGCACCACCTAATTTACCAAAGATAGAGATAATTTTACCGCTAACTTCTCCAATTTTATGCAAGGCACTTACGACTATCTCTGCCCCACTCTTTACAGCCGACGCAACCTTACTTACTGCACCCGCAACAGCGTTAAATGCTCCAACAACCTTATCAAGCATGGTCTTAGCAAATTGAGTAAGACTCTGAACAAATTGAATCAAAGTATCTCTCACCTTACTCATTGTCTTCCACCATGTTTGAATTACAGCAACTACAACACCAACTACTGCGGATACCTGTGCTACTGCGGTTGCTACTGTTCCAAGTGTTCCTGCAAGTGACGAAAGTGATGCAAGTTGTGAATCGCCCATAACGGCTGTTCCATCCTTAACAGCCTTACCAAACATATTGGAGATATTTCCAAGCGCACCAAGAACAGGATTCTTACTACCCGACAGCATAGAACCGAATTGTCCAAAACCATTTCCTACACTATCGCGCATTTCCTGTGAAGCACGTTCTGCTTCATCAGCCATTCGAGTCATTTCATCAGCCGCTATTCTAGCGGAATCAGCAACATCCTCAATGGAAAGTTCCATATTTTTAAGGGCTTCATCAGAATCCTCGATTTCCTTCGTTATTTCATCCATTCTAATACGGATTACTTCAAACATCTGTCCCATATTAGAACCCGAAGGAGCATCAAATCCCTTAAAGCGTTTCATTACCTCTTCATAACGCTTATATTCTTGCTTAAGGTTAGCTAAATATTGCGCACCCTCTGCATAAGTTTCAAAACGAGGTGCAGATTCAATCGCAATATGAAGATTTCTGATTGTATCTCTTAAGCTGTCTGCTTTCGCTCTTAACTGCTCATAGAGAACCATCTGCCTTTCAGTAAGTTCGGGCTTATCATTAACAACATTACTACGATTAACTTTTGCCTTTTCCTCTTCGATTCTCTTCATCGTAGAGTGAAGCATTCTTTCAGCTTCTCTAAGCTGTTTTCTTAAACTATTTACAGGCGCAGTTAAATCAAAGAGATGCGAGTAATCAACATCATCAATAGCTTCATTAAGGTTTCTAGCAAATCTGCTATACTCTTCATCCGTCTTCTGAATTACACGACTAAAGTTTGCAACGCCATCGCTATCGAGCGTAATGTTAATCTTATTATTGCTACCTTTAATGTTTGCTAAGTGGTCTGCGAGTTTAGCAAGGGCTTCTACAATAACCTCAAGCTTATCAGCTTCTACGTTCTTCATATCTGCCTGTGTAAGAGTCTTAATTACATCGGCAACACCCTTGAACGCATTCTTATCAATACTAGGCGCACCGCCTAATATCATAACGAGATTATTCAGTTCCTCATTAAGTGCCTTAAACTTAGTTGTATCAAGCTTATTGACACCTTCAATACTCTTTACAGTAGACAGAATTACCTGTGCATTCTGCATTGAAGAATCGGTGTACTGCAATGTATCAAGAAGCTGTGTTAATGGCTGTGTATTGATAAATGTATCTTTCGGGATACTTCTAAGAACAGAAAGTATCTGTCCAACGCCCTGCGCAAAATCAGCTAATTTAGGAAGTGAAAGACCATTAAATTCCTTAAGGGTTACTCCAAGATTTGCAATAGCATTGTCTTTCGGGTCAAATCCCTCGTCCTTCTTAGCTAAATCAATCAGCTTATGAATTGCATTAAGTGTGAAGGAAATCTTATCAAATCCTTTAGGAAGGTCTTCATAAAATTTCCTTAACTGATTAGCTAATGTTGTAAGTGTCTTGTTACTTCCCTGTAAATCGGTATACTTAAGAGAGTTAAGCAGGATACCAACGGGCTGTGCCATGTTGGTAAGCTTATCAAACTTCGCACCAAGAACATCGATATTCTTATCCTTTGCAAGTTTCTCTAAATCTTCAAGAAGAGTCCTTAATGGAGATATGTCTACCGTCTTGCCCTTAAGTTGATTAAGCGCACTAAGAAGAGTACCAAGTCCTTGTCCAAGACCTGCTACGTTCTTATAAGAGTCATTCAGCTTCTTAAATTCTTTTAGAGTATCAAATAACGCGCTATTGGTTACAGGTTGAAGTGCATCTGTAAAATCAGTTGAAATAATCTCAATGTTTGACCTTACATCATACAGAGCGTCAGACGCATTCTTAAAAGAAGAAACCATAAGGTTCATAGTATCTCTTACAGAACCCGATTGAGTTGCTATCGCTCCATACGCCTTATAAAGTGCTTCAAGAACATGAGTAATCTTCGTTGCACTTGATACAAATTCATCATTATTGAAAGCATTTTTGATAGCAGTTCCGATAGCTTCAATACTTCCAACATCAATTTGTTTTGTTTCTTTCAGAGCAGTAACAAGCTGTGCTAATGCACTTGTTATATTAGATACATTAGTGTATTGTCTGCCCGTCAAAACCCCATCAAACGAACCAAGAGCAGTTGCAATCTTATTGATATACTCAAAGTCACTCTTCTTAGAACCCTTCATAGCTTCGGTAGCTTTTGAAAGGTTCATAAGACCAACAGAAATCTCATTTAAACCAACAAGGTTAGAATCAAGTCCATTAAACTCATGGAGTGCCTTACCCAAGTCGCCAAGTCTATTGATATTTCCTTGCGAAATTTTCTCTATATTAGATACTTTAACAAGGACATTAACCATCTTATCAACGCCGTTATAAATAGCGTTGAGTCCTTCAAGACTCTTTCCAAGTTCAGCAAACTCTTGTAATGCCTTACCCAAATTACCAAATTGAGTAATTGCTGACCCTGCTTTGCCCTTATATTCAGACAGCATCTTTAAGGTGTCTATCATTAAGACAACACCCTTATGTACCTTTTCTATTCCTTCAAGGCTTGTTCCAAGATTAGCAAATGCCTGTAATGCTTCTCCAAGAGCCTTGAATTGTTCGATTGAGCCACTTGCATCACCCGTGTACTCAGATAATATCTTAAGAACATCAACAAGCTTATTGATACCACCTACAGCATCATCAAGTCCTTCAAGCTTCTTTGAAATACCATCAAGTTTACTGATAGTATCAACGAAATCGTTGAGAAGCTTAATCATATCGCTTATAGCCGAAGGTTCTTCTTCAACTTTAGGAATAGATGCTTTTGGAGTTCTAGCGTATGTCTGTTCCCTTACGTCAGAATTTTGGAATTTAGCATACGTCTGCGTCTTTACATCAAAAGCATTTGATTTCTGTCTACCACCAAAAATCTTATTCTGCCATTGATACATTTCTTGAAGCTGTTTATTAGCTTCTATCATAGCTGAATTTTCTTTTTCTAATTCAGCCACATTAACATATTGTCCAAGATTAGCGTCAACACCCTTTAATTGAGCGACCAACTCTTGTTGTCTTTTCACCCACTTCGGGAGGGCTTCTTCATAAATATTTTGATTTTCACCGCCCGATATAGTAGCAATTCTACCTTTAATACTCTTAAGCATATCAGCATTAAAGTTTACGCGTTCCGTTACTTTCACTAACTGATTAAGAATATCAATTCTCTCATTTATAAGACTTTCAAGGGTCTTGTTATCGGCTTCAACACTTTGAGTTAAGCCACTCTCGCCCGACACAGGAGAAGTAGAAAACTGTTTAGCAAGGGCATCACGATAAATAGACAATGCCTTTTCTGTTTCCTCTTGATAGCGAGTATACTTATCAAGCTGTTCCTTATAAGTATCAGCCCATTGTCCTGCGCTCTTATCAGACAATCCTTCCTTATAGGAAGCGACTCTTTCCTTGAAAAATTCAAGGTTATGTTCAAGTTGGCTTACCTTATCCTTAATAATACTACCGAACTTTTCAACATCCTTCGTGAGTTCTTCTGCCTGTTGGATAACAAATGACTTACTTCCTTGCGTTGAGGTTTTTTCTTCCCTAATATTTGTGGCATCTCTAAGAATCTTTAAGGCTTGTTGACTCTCGCCAATTTGCCCCTTAATCTGTGTTATCTTGTCTTTATAGTTTTCTGTCCACTTACCCGCATTACCACTTGCCAATGCATCTTCATACTGAGCAAGTTCCTTTTGCTTTGTTTCAAGGAAGCCTTCTATCTGCTTTATTTTATCTCCAATAAGGTCTTTATACTTTTCAGTATCACTAGCAAATTCCTTTGCTTGACGGACAATAAAGGAATCCTTAGATGTTGTATTACCTTTAAATTGTTCAGATGCATTAAACTTAATTACTTCAAGTTCATTATTGTATTTCTTTGCAAGGTCAAAAGAATGCTGTGTACCCTTGCTCACACCATCCCAAAATGCAACGACTTTTCTATCGTCAAATTGAGCGATATACTCATGCATTTGCTCGTTGCGCTTATATCCTGCGGATTTACCATATTTATCCCACTCAGCAGGGAACTCTTTATAACCATATCCTTTTTCTTTAGCATAGCGTTTTGCAAGAGCATCTGCTCCCTGTGCGCCGCCACTAACAATGGTTATCTTTTCGTATCCTTGTGCTACTCTATCAAGGACTTCTGCGAGTTGTTCGTAGTCACGGAATGTTCTTGAACCTACTACAAGAACATATTTCATCTTATCCGCATCTTCGGTTACTTGATTTATAGAGCCATCTAACTCACCACCAATACTACTAGATGAAAACTTAGCCCATTCCTCAATCTGTCCCTCTAATTCTGAAAGTCTTTCTTGTAGTCCTTCTCTTTCATAGTCAAGTTCACCCTGTTCCCATGCGGAAGCATAGCTTTGATTTATTTCAGCTAATCTAGCAATAATCTGCGCACGTTCATCTATGGCGTGTTGGAGTAGCACATTATCCTTATCTACATTACCCGATACAGCATATAGCATATCGGTAAACGTATCTATAGGGAATGACTTATAGATTTCATTTGCATCATAGCCATGCATTGTAAGTGCATTCTTAAGAGAATCCTTAACAACACTTTGGAATTTATCGTCTGTAATAGCACTACCAAATTTGTCATCGTAAACAGAAGAAAAAACATCTCTTATATAAGACCTAATAACAGCACTAAATCTCTCTGTTTGGCTACTATCCAAATTAAGTCCTTGGATAAACTGATTTGCAAGAGCATCGCCAATGTCATTAGCATTTATAAATTGACCATCCTTAATTTGACTCATATAACCATCAAAGATAGCCTTAATTTTTGAGAAATTATTATTAAGGGTTTCAGCATTAAACGCCTTTTCTATACGCCCGAATAATATGTCGGAAAATGCCGAGCCACCAAGAGCCTTTTCGATTTCACCCCTAGTTACAGTAAATAATTCATCTCCCATCTTATACAGGTTTTCACAGAATGATTCGTAAATTCCCATATAATCAGAAGGATTGATTTTACCATAATCAATAGTTGAAAATTCCTTCAATCCTACAACTACTTGATGCCTAATGCCCTCAACATATTCCTGCACCCCCGAAAACCAATCGGAAGGAGAAAAAGATGCAATATTAGAAGGGTGGCTATGGAAAAACGTATCAACAATTTCTCCAACCGCATCAAGTTCTTTTTGAAGAGCATATATTTGTTCCCCTGCAATAGAATCACGCGAACCATGAATAACTTTTGAAGAAAAACCGCGTACCGAATCACCAAAAAGCCCTTGTTCGGGTCGCCATTCTACATCAGATGCCATATAAGAAGAAAGCCCCTTAACAACATCAGCAAAACCCGATACATTTGAAAGAGCCTTAGAAGCATCATCAGCGTTCTTTGCTAATGTTTCCATAAATTTAGCAAATTCGGCTGTGCTTCCTGCCGACTTTTCCATACCATCGGTAATTTCAGAAAATGAAATCATACCAAAAGCATTATGCACTCTATCTTCTGCTTTTGTCCTATCTGAAACAGCCTTATCCATTTCACTAGATAAAGCTTTAATTTGTTCTTGTGTATCTTTTAAATCTTCACCACGTTCAAAATTCGAACCCTTTTTATTTTTGGTGAGTTTTAAATCATATTCGCTGTTTACAAGATTAACAAATGTTCCAAGTTTTTCCTGTATTTCTTCCTCAATCTGAATAAGTTGATTTAAGGCTTTTGCTCTTTCAGCTTCCCTATCGATTGTACTTTGAACGTCAGAATCATCCCTTGGTTTTAATTCAGATGCTTTAGATGAAATCGCCTTTTGGACTTGTTCAAGCATATTCTCCATATCAAGTGCTTGTTCTTTAAGTCCTTTGTATTCCTCATTGATTTTTACCGCAGTATCCCAATCTACACGAGGGAATATATTTTCAAGGCGAATCATATCGCCATTATTTTCGTTTATACGATTAGCAAGAAGTTTTCCCATCTCACTAAGTTTTTCAACAGGAAAACGGTTTGCAACTTTACTCCAATCTTCTTCCGCTGTTGCATAGAAAGCACGTATATTAGCTGTAATATCATCTGAACTAATATACTTTTCAATCTTCTCTAAAGCAGACTTTTTATAGGTTGCCATATTAACATCGGGGAATGGCAAATCTATATCTTCTTTCGCTACGCTGTCGGCAACATCTGTCATATGTTTAGCACCATCCATCATAGCGCGTATAACTTTATCATAAGCATTCTCAATATTTTCTATAAGAGTATCAGTTACTTGTCTACTCTTATCAAAACCAAGAATGTTTATAGGTTGACCACCAAGGTTTTTGATTTTTTCATTTATCTCAGCATATTGTTGAGCAAATGTAGAATATCCCTTTATTGAATCAGACATTTCTTTGTCTGATAAAGTAGTATGGTATTTAGCATCTTTACCATAACTATTGCGCAGGTTAATATTTTCCGCAGAATCCCACAGTTTACCTAAAATATCTGCTCTCTCTTTTAAAAGAGATTGCAAATTTTGATTAGATTTCTCTACAGTAGATTCCTGTTTAGATAAGCTTGAAGAAAGTCCCTCATTAGATGCATCAGCAATCTTAGAAACTTCCTTTAACGCATTTTGGAAGTCTAAGTCACTAACCCACCATCCATCCTTAAGACCATTGATATTAACAGCCTTACCACCACTTTTTGCTATTTCATCGTTAATAGCAAGATACTGTTTAGCTAACTCTTGGTAACGGTCATTAAATCTTTCAAGGTCAGCAAAATCCCTTTCATCAGCAATAGGAGATTCGGTGTAGAAAAGCCCTTGGTCAAACTTATCCCCTGCAACACCCACTAAGTCTGAAAGAATCTCTTTTCTTCTCTGATTTAACTCTTGAAGATGCTTATTAGATACATCTACAGCAGATTCTTGTTTAGACAATGCGGAACTAAGCCCATCACCAACTTTTGATGCGTCAGCGGTAGGCATTTTCAGTTTTCCGATTTGGCTTTGAACTCTAACTAATTCACCTTGAAAATCAGTTAAGAATCCCTTAAGACTATCAACATACCCTGCATCAGAAGAACCCTTTGCAGTAGAATCTTTTATATCCTGCTGTAATTGTGCAATACGCTTTTTAATCCATGTTTCAAGTGTACTAAGTTGAGCCATGTCCATCTTGCTCTTGTCAATATGGAGCAGATTGTCCATGGTTATTTCAACTTTATTATCTGCAACAGCCTGTTCTACCTTTCCTTTGGATTCTTTCAGTTCTGAATTGATTTGCTTAATGAAATCATCTACAGGAATAGCACTTCCCTGTTTACGAGCGTTCTGATTGTGGTCGTAAGCAGAAGAAATAGCCTGTTCTATCTGAGATATCTTTTCCGCTAATTGCTTTGAAATAGGTTCAAGCTGTTCTAAAGATTTCTGCGCTTCAAGAGCAAAAGTCTGTATCGGGTTCTGTCCATTAAACTTTGAACCCCTAATTCTTTTCCCCATGCTCTCAAACCAATCAAAAGGAACAAGGTCTGACGCTTTATCAATCTTAAGAGAACCCTTCGCATCTTCATTAGTTTGTTGTCTTAAGGTTTGTCCAAAATCTAATATTCTTTGTTTCTTAAGCCTAGCCATCATATCCTTATTGGACATTTCAGCACTAGCAAAGACATTTTTATAAGCACCCTTGATTCCCAAGATAGCTTCTTGTTCAGCCTTATTTAACGCACCTAAATCAAATCCCTTAAAAAATTCATTGGAAAGCTTTATCTGATTTCCCTTAATAAGATTATCATTCTGCGCCTTAATCTTCTTTACAGCACTAGCTAAAGCCTTGGATGTTTCTTCCGCACCCTGCTTTACCTCTTTGCTATAATCAAGCGGTTTTCCAACTTTTGCGCCTTGACTCTTAGCAAAATCAATCTTTTGCTGTGCATTGCGCATATCGTTGTCAACTTTTTGCTTTCTCTTACGATACTCGTCAAGTTGCTTTTCCATTTTCTGAATATTAGAAAGTGGAATTTCTTGGTCTTTAGATGTAGCCTGTCTACTTGCTTTCTTCTCTCTAAGAGTCTGCAAAGCATCCTTACGAACCTTAGACCAATGTTCAAGGTTCTTTTCAGATTCCTTTAAATCTTTATTGGATTTCTTAACAGAAGAAGAGAAATTAAAGGCTTTCTTGATATCCTTTACAGAATTAGTAGCTTTGTTCACAGACCCACTAATTCCGCTTAATTTAACCATAGCGTCAATGATTCCATTGATGCTATTAGAAACATTTTCAAGACCCTTTAAATTGTCGCCTAATCCTGCAAAGTTTTTGAGTGCTTTTCCAAGCAATGAAAGTTGAGCAATGCCCTCTCTAGCCTTGCCCGTGTAATTAGACAATTTATTAAGAACTTCTATTAAATCATCTATACTTTCTTTTGCTTTCTTGATGCCCGTTTTGGTCTTGCCAAACTTGTCAATGGTACTCATAGCATCAGCCATTGTTTTTAATGACCCTGCACCCTTTTGAGCATCTTGCGCAAACTCACGCAACCCCTTTAAGGCATTGACAGCACTATCTATGCCTTGTAGGTCGCCCAATTCAGAATCGACTTTGATAATTAAATCTTCCAATTCTTGTGCCATGACATTTCTCCTTAAAATGTAAAAAGGGATAGGTGATATTCAAGTATTCACTTAAACATCAACTATCCCATCACAGGACTACTCGCATTTCGAGAGTCCTTTACTTCCTTGCTAATACGCTTCATAGCGTTGTGTTGCAACATAAACCTCATAAATTCATCAGCTTCATCCTGCGGTGCTTTCTTCTTAGCACTACCAAAGATTTCCAATGGCTTTTGAGGATATTTTGCGTTCTTACTTAAGATAGAAGCTACTGCGTGTTGGTTATAAAGACCAAATACCCATGCTTCTAAATTCATCCTATTTTGATGGGCTTCCATCTTCATTGAATAAGCCTTTTCAATAGGCTTCATCCGTTTTGGGTTTAGATGCCAAAATGTTTCATAAGAAACACCCATTAACAGAGCCGAAGGTAGGTAGCCATCATTTACCGCATCAGTAAAGTTATCGTACTTCTTCTTTACTTCTCCGCTTTCTTGCGCCCCTTCGCTACCGTCTGTGGCTTCTTGTGGTCTTGCGGTTGAGGGGTCTTCCCAAAACCCGCATCTGTCATAGCGTCTGTGAATACGCTAAACACATCTTCAAGAGAACCATCGTTAGCGATATGCTCACCAATAAGCTTTCCTGCTTCCTGCTGTGGAACACCAATCATTACAGCGAGAAGCGCACGTACTGTTGTAAACAGTTTGCTTCTGTCAAGTGTTCCGCTTGTGAGAGTCATTACATCAATTCCTGCACCCTCAAGGTCACATACGAGGTTGTAAAAATCGAGTTCCTTTACAGGGAACAACTGCTCTCCGTCATTAGTATTCAGTTGAATTGTTCTTGCGATTGTTGCCATAAATAAAATCCTCCTTTGTTTGCCTAAATGAGTTTATTTAACCTCATAAACAAAACGCCTAGCGTGGTGGGGCTAGGATGACCCTAGCCCCGTGAACTTGTTTCAGCTAATTTATCAGCCGCTTGTTGAATCAACCATCTTAAGAGCATTCTCGCCCTCGTCAGAGATGGTGATTGTCATAGGAACAGCCGCATTAGACTCTACAGAGCCTACATATACGGACAGCTTTCCCTGCCACTCAAACTTACCGTACACACCGTTCTCACCGAACCATACTTGGTAAGTATCAAGCTGAGTCTGTGTCTTATCCCTGTCAGCGTCCGCAATGGCTTGAAGACTTGCATATGTATCCTTGTCATACCATGCACCAAATTCAAGTGCAGATACGCTCTGAATACCATTGATGTTTCTTGTCTGAAGGTCAGACAGAGTTGTTACATCAATTTGGTCGGGTGCGCCACCAAGGTCGGGAATTGATGTGATATCAACAAGCTTTGAAAATGTTGAACCGCCATTTGCCTTGCGCATGAGATACGCTTTGTTTGAAAGAATAGCCATGGTATTTATCCTCCGATTTTTTGTTTTCCTTGCCTGTAGGAAGATAGCCTATTTTTAAGGGTTGAAACTGCTAGGCTACAGCTTGTCGGGTGCGCATCCCTATCAACCCTGTAGTACCTTATACATCAAGCCTTTCGTAACGTCCTACGAATCGGCTAACGTTTGAAGATGATTGAATCGGCATGAAAGTACGGCAGTTAAATCCTTGCGCAATCATAAAATTGCGGATATCCCACGCCATTTTTCGTGCTTGGCTCTGCCCCGATTCAGTGTATACCTCTATCTGATAATTCAGACTAACTACCGCTTCGTCGTTTGACAGAGTAATACTTCTTGTTGGTTCATCCAAAAGAAAGAAATACACATATGGAAGTTGAACTTTTCCTTCCTTGTATGATTGACCACCCGTTACATTAGAGTAAATGCTACGCATATACTCCATCAGTTCCGTATAGAGTTTATTTGTCTTATCTGATACCACTTAACACCTCGTTTCTTATCCGCTTGTGTGCTTCAATAAGTTTTTCAACTGACCGATACATAAACGGATTAGCAGGTACACCGCTTGTGAAAGCCCATTTTCCATCTTCGGTTCGGTATCTCCAAAAATCCCTACCATCTCCTGTATGAATTATGTATGTTCCCGTATTCCATCCGATGTTATAGGGCGGTGGCAAAGAGTTTAGCCATTCCTCATTGATTCCTTCATGTGCATTTAAACCAACAATACCTGTACCAAACTCGATAAACTCTACGTGTCCATCAAATACAACAACTCCCTCGGTATAGTCGCCATAATCAATTACCTCAACACTCTTCATAAGTGCTATTCCCTCTGCGGGGGCTTCTTCTAAAAGAAACTCTTTTAAGGCATCCATCATAGCTTCGGTAAACTTCTTTGGAAACTCTATCAAAAGTCTTTTGTACTCTAAGAGTTCGTTAATAGCATTATCTATACTCGATACCCTTAAAGGATTAACCTTGACTACTTTCTCCATATCCGTCTATCCTTCTAATAGCCCATACCTTTTGGTATATCCCTTTGGCAACCCGAATCACCTCATAATCGGGCTTTGTATTAGTAGAACCGTCTTCTCTGATTACAGGAACTACATCTACGAATAACTTGGTAAACTCGTCTATTGGCAAATCTTGAACCGTGGAAATCATCTTGTCATATTTACAATCCCTTCCAAATGGAAGGTCTTCAACGTCCGATGTATTTTCACTTATCATTGCAGTTGCCTTAATTGGGTTGGAATAAGAAATGTCCGTATCACCCGTTTCATAACCTTCATCATCAAAAACTTCCACTTCACCTTTATAAAGCTGATAGTAGAAATCTCTTTGATTGGCTTTTAAGTCCTTAATGTCCATACCCATCACCACACATAAGTCTGTACAGGGATAGCAGAAAGGGCATTGGCAATAGCCTTATCTCCACCATTTTCCCAAATTCTCGTTACGCCAAGTTCCGTAAACTGTTTCATTCCCTCTCTTGAAGAACTTTCATACATAGCCTTGGCAACATCGTAAATTTCGTATTCATATCTGTTTACAAACTTATCAATGTCTTCATCAAGAGGTTCATCATCTTCCTTCCACCAATAATGATTTACAGCAAGTTTTTTTGCTCTTTCGAGCATTATTTCAAGCTGTTCATCAGTTAGTGAGGTATTACCTATGATTTTTCTAAAAGTTTCTACACTCATATTTCACCTCACTATTGGCTACGCCACTTTGGACGTAGCCACCGTTTTATCATGCAGATGGATTCTCGTTAGGGAACGCTTCTGAAAGTCCTGTAATCTTAGCTGAAAGCCACTCACAGCAATGGTCAAGTCCGACCTGTCCAAAGATTTGGAAGTCTGTTCCTGCACCTGTCTTAGCAAGTTCCTCAAGGAAGAAGTTACCCTTCTGTGGAACGGGCTGATATACAGGATGCATAATTGCAGGATTGAATACAAGGGCTGTTCCCTTTGGAATGGTTTCCATATGCTTAATTGCTACAGCACCAAATGGTGTAAGGATTGTAGTAACCTTGATACCATTGATATCGCGCTCTCTAGGAACTTGTGTCATTCCGTTCTTCTGAGAATCGTAATCAAGCTGTGCAAGGTGGATTGCAGGAACACCAACAACGATGTTAGAGATATCTCCACCTGCGGCGGCGATTGCCATGAGTGCCTTAGAAATAAGGTCACGGTTCAGTTCTGCGCCACCCGCATCAATGTTGTTTGTTGTAATGGCTGTAAGGATACCTCTTGACTTATTTACCTCGGTATCGTTTGTTGCACGATTGTAAACACCGTTGATAAATGTGTACTCAATATCCTGTGAAATCTTAGCCATTGCTCTCTGAATTTGGAAGTTCAACTCAGATTGAGGGTTTGCAAGTTGGTTAGCGATATTAACGCCATCCATCTGACCCATGTTGCTCTCTTTTGCGTAAGATACAGATACTCTCTCTTGGAAAATCTGTGTTACGTTGATAAGCTGACTTCTTGTGTGTACTACTGCATCGGGAGCAGTAAGTGATGCACTCTCAGAAATGTTTGGCTGAGAGCCTTGAATTGCTGTGTAATACTGTCCTGTCACGAACTCAACGTGATTGACAGACCTTGGATTAGCACCAATCATGGTTGAGAAAGGTGTTTCCTCAACGCCCTTTCTGAACAGCAATCCACTAAAATTGGGTGTGCCAAAACTCATAGCTGTTGCCATCGTTTTTTCCTCCTATAAATTGGTTTACTGTTGCTTCGCGTTGGCTAGTAATTGAGCCGAAATAGCACCTGCTATATCACCCGAAGCAAGTTTTTCATTGTACTGCTTTTCGTAATCAATCTGTCCATCACCATTGCCCGACTTAGGAATAGGCATCTTAGCGTACAAATCGGCAGTTACTTTTTCTTCAACTTCCTTCTTCTGTGCTTGTACAAAAGAATTGATTGTTGTCGTTACAGTATCCATATCCCCATCAAGTTCTGCCTGTGCTACTTTCTCAGCCAACTCTTCGGGCATCTGCATTGACATATAACGCTTTGTAGCCTTATTCAAAGCCACTTCTTTACGCAACTCAGAAAGTTCCTGTTTGATTTCATCATTTTCATCCTTCTTCTGTTGCGCCCTTAACTCTTCCTCGGTCATTTTTGCATTGACCTGTTTCTTAAGTCCCGCATTCTCAGAGGAAAGTGAATCATTCGCTTTCTTAAGACGCTTAAGGTCAACCTTCAAATCAGCAACCTCTTTCATCAGATTGGCTACGGTGTTTGTATCATCACCGCCGCCCTGCGCACCATCAGTTGTTTGCTGTTGGTTTTGTTGCTGTTGCTCTGTAGCCTGTGTGCCTGTTGCCTGTGTCTGCACATCGTTCCCATCACTTCCCTGTGAAGCCTGTGCATTTGTTGCTTGGTTTCCGTCAAGATTGTTATTACCCATATTTTGTTTCTCCTTCGCGTTTTTTAATTTTGCTCTAAGTCTTCTCTGACTTATCGGCGTTTAATTTGTTACACGTTTTTCTCTAAACGTGATTGAATGGTATCTATGTAAAAGGCTAAAAGCCTGTTCACATCATTTATATTCAACGGTACATCGGCAGTTGATTATTTCCTCTAACCCTGCACCGTATGAAACATCTAAGGGGTAGTTCATTAAATAAGCCCCAACATGGAAGGGTTCATCAATCGGTATCTCAACTCCCTCCAATGCCATGTGAGTAATTCTCACACGTTCATCCAAAGCGGTATGCCAAATCTTCTTAGTGTATCTTGATTTAGCTTCGTAAAACTCTTCGTGATTGTAAAACCAATTACTTTCATTGTTTGCTATAGTTTCTGCCCTTGATTTATCAAACCATCTCTTGATTGAATCAAAAGCAATTAACGCACCGCCAATAGCAACACCCATTTGAATATATGAAGCTATTTCTTCGGCTTCTTTAGACTTAGATAATGGAACTAACAGATGATTTCTTGTTGTTTCTTGTATCTGCATTGCCGATGTAATAGCTTTATTTATTACCTCGCGGGAGTAGGCATCATCATCCTTAATGTCCACCCCCGTTGAAGTGAGGTACTTATCAACAATTCGGTCTACATACTCTTCCTGTTTTTCAAGGAATGTTCCCATTCTTATGTCTTCGAGTTCATCATCAAACAAATCCATAAACCAATTTTCAAGTTCTTCCGCAAGAAGTATTCTTCTTGCTTTTTGTGGATTCGTTATGAGCATTACTGCGAAGTAAAGTTCGGGACTCATTTATGTATTCTCCACTTGTGCTACAGAAGAAGGTTGGATGCTTTCTTTCACAGGCTCTTTAGGCTCATTGTTCGCACCGCCCTGTCCTTCTGCATTTGTGTCTGCGTTTTTATTCGTGCTTGTTTCATCCTTTTTAACAGATGATTCTTGTATCTTTTCTATCATTTCCCTAGAATCCACAAATGCCTGTTCCGCATCAGAGAAAAGTCCTACTGTTTGGAAAGCCCAAAGACCATCAACACCCGCATTAAGCAGAGTTGACAGAGCATTTGCTTTAGATACAAGGTCGTAATTCTTATTCCTTGTGAAGTGTGGCTCAATATCGGAAATATCAATATCCTTAATTTTGGAATAGCCACGCTTATCAAGTTCAATTACCTTTGCTACAAGAGCAAGAATCCTATTTTCGGGTTCTGCAAAAAGTTGTTCAACGCTCTTAGCCTTAAGTTCAAGGCTCTGCCATCCATTTGACAGTTGCATTGCTCCTGTTGTGCTTCCACCACTAGCTTCCTGCCATGATGGAGTTGAAGTGATTTCTAAAATCTCTTGTTTAAGATTATCTGAAAGCGTCTGTACCTCAGATTGATTAAGAACCTGTGACAAATACGCTATCTTAGCTTCTTTACCATCACCATTTGACTTTGTGACGATTACACCATCACCATCAATTAGACGCTTTTTCTTTTCATCATCAATCATGCAGTTATGCAACCAAAGCAATGATTGAACGTGCTGTGATACATCATTTATTCTGTCTGAATTAGTGAGGTTATACTCATTCAAAAGTGGGATTACTTTCTCAAATACTCCCATTCTGTCAACGTACTCAAACTCTACAATTGGTATCATTCCAAGTACGTTTACTGTTTCTTCCAATCCGTCAAAAGACATATTGTTTGTAACAAGCCTTTTAATGGTGTAACAAGCTGTATTGGAATAACAGGTTGCGGTAATACTTCCATCACTATGTACAATGTACGAACATCCAAGTATCGGTTCTCTCCACGCATCGTTCTTATAAACCATAAAAGTCGTGAACGGATTCAATGTTGCAATCTTGAATGGAGAGTATTGCCATGGCTTGTCGTTCTTCCAAACCATCTGATAGCCTAAACCGCAAGTCATATAATCTCTTGCAAGTTCGGTATCTTTCTTAGCTTTACCCTGTTCTGCCATCATTTTGTTAATCATGGAGATATACAGGTTGTCTTCTTTCTCTGAGGTCTTAGGCTTTCTTAAATCATCTTCAACCTTCCCCCTCTGCACGAAAGTGATGGGATTACCAAAGCAGTAACCAACATGAATATCCACTATCTGTGATGCTTTGTTGATTACAAGCTTTTCATTTATATCAGAACGTATTGGTTTTTCTCTTGTAAGAATGTCTTGGCATCCTCTTTGATAACCAAATAACTGTTCTTCCTTTATGGCGTTTTGGTTATGCAAGATATATGCGGTATTAAAAATCTCAACCACGTTATCCGCAGTAATTTGTTCTTCATCCGTATATATCTTGATACGCCCATATTCGCTGTTATCTTGAAAAACTACTGACGGTATCTGCATCTTCATTTTCTCCACAAAAAAAGAGCCAATGTAACCTGTTAAGTTGGCTCATTGGCTCTAAGTTGATATTACCATGGTTTACCTGTATCCATGCGGGGTGTGCTTATTTTGTCCGAACTAAATCTTCGGGGTTTACTCCTAAAACATCAGCAATTTCGTACACCCACTTAAGCTGTGGCGACACTTTCCCCGTTTCCCATTTACTTATGCTTTCTCTACAGATATGTAAATAGGATGCTAGTTCTTCTTGCGAAAATCCTTTTTCTTCCCTAATTCGTTTTAAATTAGCTTTGAATTGGTTTGTCATTCTTATTTTCTTCTCGCTTTAATAATTCAAGACTTTTGCGCACTTCATTGAATGCTTTATCATAATTGTCTATTGGAATAATTTTATATTTCACTTTGTAATCTCTTGTCAAAAATGCTTTTTGCCCTCTCCTGCTTATACTATTTTCTTTCGCAAAATCGGGATAAAGAAATGCTGTGCCTATAACCAACGTTCTTGGGTCACGCTTTCCATTTAAAACTTCTTTCAATTTATCAGAAGGAGTGAACTGTATAGTCCAATAAGTTTTATATTCGGGACTATTTTCCGTAGGAAAATTATTATGACATATTCTATGATTCATATAAAATCTTCCTATACTCTGAATAGAAAAATCAGCTTCGGCAGGATTAGTTAAAAATTCCTCTAAAACAACCCTTATTGCATCCAACATAATATCTTTGACAAGCCCATAAGGAAGTTCCGAATTACTTTCCTTCGCCACCTGTTTACACATATCCATTAGCGTCATATCAAAACCCCAAACTCGACCTGCTCATTATCTCAATTTGTGCGCCATCAAATGATTGAGAATAAAGAGCCAACATAGCCAACGCATCAACACTATCATCATGTTTATTCTTTCCCATCTGAACATAAGAATAAACACTCTGCATAAATTTCCTGTACATTTCAGATTGTTCGGACGCGTCTTTGAAAACAATATGTTTCTTTACCCAATCTGAATTAACAATAATTTTTGTTTCTTTGTTTTGTGTTGTATATTTCTTTGTGATGGAACACCTTCCACCATTCGCATCAATAATTTTCTGCACTTCATTACCCGTCCTTGAACCCTCTTTATTAGACTCAAATTGGCACATCTGCACCTTGTTACGTAACAGGCATTGTGCATTTAATTCATCCAAAGTATAAGGTGAACCATTATCATAAACTAAATCTTCAAGATAATACTTCTGTCCATACTTATAAGCTACCAACAAACAATTAAAATCAAGTCCTGTATCTTTTGTATCACAAACGCCAATTATCGCATCGGGTTCTTTTGTTTTTCCGCTTTCATCAGCAGGAAGACCGCCAAGATAAAAAGATAAGTCCTCTTTATGGTACAGTAAACCTTCTCTTTCGATAGGGTCTGATAAGTACATACAACGAAATGTTATCTCGTCCATGACGTTTTCCATTTCTTTGAAATATGCTGTATCAAAACCCTTCTCGTATTTATAGTCAAAGTTACTTTCTTTATCTTCGTTATAGCAACTTACAGCTATAAATCTAGCCCTATCATTTCCCTCGTTTTCAACGATAAAATGTCCGATAGGGTCATGTACAGACCATCTCGTTGCAATAGAGATTTCTTTACAACCCTTTTTACGTCTTGACTTCGCATCATTTACATACTTTTGATACAAAGTGTCAAGTCGCGGAACATTCAAAGCTTCTTCTGTACCCGATACAAGGTCGTCACTAAGGATTATCCCCTCGGCTCTCGTTACACCCGTCATTGACGCATCAATAGAACGACAAGTCAATGATTTAAACGGCTTAAATGAGCCTAAGTTAATATACTTCTCTTTATCCGACTTTGCTTCTAAACCAACATTCGGGAATACTTCTTTCCACGCATATTCACCACCTAGAATAATATCGGTCATAGCCCTATGAAACATATCTGTAATTGTTCCTGTGTAAGAAACGTACAGATTGCACTTATCGGGGTATAATCCCATATAGTAAGACAGGAAAAACTCACTAATAGTGGTCTTTCCCGTTCCGGGAGGTAGTGAAACCGTGAGTATATCTAGCTTGTCGTCTAGTATATCTTGGAAACCCTGCACAATTCCTAGCTTTCCACGAAGTATTTCTCGTCTAGGCAAGTAAAATTGCGCTTCCGAATCCCTTTTATGTTCCAAAAATATCATATAGGAATCAAAATCCTTAAAATATCTTGCAAGGTATTTCAACGCCAACAGATAAGTATTATAGAACTTAGGGTTTTTCTTATATGCAATTTCCATGGACAAATCTCTGCCCTTTAAACAAATTCTCTTTCCTTCTTCAAAATCATTCTCGTAAAGAAAGATGTTTTGCCCCATTTCGATAAAATCCTTCATTCTAGCAGGATTTTTCTTTAGGTCAGAGGAATGTTCCAAAGCGTAAATAATCTCTTTGTTTGTCATACAATCGGCATATCGTATCTGCTAGTCACATCAAGAAGCGCAAATATCTCACCTACTACTTCTTTGGCTCTTTCATGTGTTTTATATGTTCCTGCCACAAAACTACCATCATACAAAAGATTTAGATAAACCGTACCATTTTCAGCTACAATAGAGGTTATTTTATCTAAATCAATTATCGCTTCCTCTGTCTGCGTCCTCAGATACACCTTGACCCCCTTTTGCTTTAAGAACCATATCAAGCATACTTCTTAGATTCTTATTAGCCATCTTTAATTCTTGGATTTCCCTATCCATTATTTTTACTTGATGAAGCGGCACAAAATGCGCTCCATTTACGGTGTAAATGATATATCTACCCATCACAAAACCTCCACAGGTAATTCAGCTAATTTAAACTGCTTCCACTCACCACCAAAATATACACTTGCATCTTCACCGTTGATAATACCTTTATATTCTCTGCCACGCCAAAAATATGCATGGTCTTTTATGAATCTAAAGGTTACTTCTTTTACATTGGATGGGATATCATGGTTTGTTTGCGTTTCTCCACTTACACCCTGCATAACAAGGTCATGGAACAAGGCACTCCTTGTTGTATTATTCTTTTTTACAAACCAATCAATCCTGTCCAACTCGTCCTGTGAAAACTTACTCGCTACTGTTATCGATTTCGACTTCTCCTTCGGCATCTTTTTCCTCCTTTTCTATGTCTATAATATTTTTATCCTCTATCTGAGGAATATCCTCTACAGGAAGTCTACTTGCAATATCCTGTATATTTGTTTCAACCTGTTGCAACGATACATTTGAATTTATCGTTGTTTCTGTTCTCGATTGAACATAATCATGGTTATTGTTCATATCCATAGCAAAAGAAATAGGGTTAATTAGTCCTGCATAAGCGTTTTGTTTCTTACAACTTGCGATTGCAGTAGCAATATTATTAGCCACTTCTGCCATTTCAACATCATCAGAACGTCTATACTTCAAAAATATCGGTCTTGATATATGCGCAAAAACACAGAAGTCTTCTATATCGGGGATAATGGTTACTCCATTTTCATTAGCTTCCATTATGTTCGTAAAATACTCCTGTGCTTTTTCAAATAAAGTTTGTGGTGAATATGTAACACGCTTTTTATAGCGGTTATGAATTATAACATCATCACCAACGTCTACCTGTCCAAACATATTATCCAATGTCCTTGAAGCAAGGTCTATGTTCCATTGTCTACGCTTTTCTTCAAGGGACATTTTCTTTTTTGAGTTATAATTCACACCGCGTTTATTACTATAATTTGCCATATCAATCTCCGAAAAAAAAGAAACCAATCCCCCTATTAAGAGGATTGGCTCACAGGCTCTTTCTCAACATTTACTAAGAATTTTCTCTTGCAGAATCGTTTATTATTTTTACATTGCCATATCATATTGTGAATTTCAGTATCGGGGCTTACAGGGAAATTTCTTTTATGACAGTAAGGACAAGTAACCCAACGTCTACCAATCGTGTCTTGGCTTATATAACTGTTTTTCATTTCCACCGTTCTTGTCCCCCTCTTTTAACTTCATAAGTGCTTTATTTAAGTCGTTACATTCTTTTTCAAATCTCTCTTTTGTTGGTGATAAATCTTTCTCATTCATATAATCATCACCAAACTTAGTATGGACTAAATAAAGCCTACTACTATCGGGCATTGTTATTACAGATAAAGTAGCAAACTCAACTATCTCTGCTTTATAATCCCGAACCATCAAACAATACCCGTTTAGCATATTACCCCTCGTCATTATCTGTGCGAATCCTGTACTCTATTTCTGCTCCACAATTTGTACAATGACAGATATGGACTATTCCTTCTCCTTCATAACCCATATCTTCAAAATCAAAATCACTGTCCCATATTACGGACTTAGTACAACAATGAAAACACTCGTATGCCCCTTTAGCCATTAGTTTACTCCTGTGCTTCCAATTGCATCACATACATCCACTTGTTCCAAATCCTCCACGATTCTCACAGCCCAAATCATCTACCAAATCAAATGTTACTTCGGGCTGATTAGCAACCAATCTAAACTGACAGATTCTTGTGCCTTTAGCTATTGTTGTATCCTCAACCGCTAAAGCAGGGAACATCCAAACATCATCATTTCCACAGTATTCAGAATCAATAACACCAACACTATTAGCCTGTAAGATTTTGTATTTCTTAAAAGTTGAACTACGGGGAACAACCTCTGCAAAATATCCATCGGGCAATTTCATTGATACTCCCAATGAAATAAGCTTAAATTCACCCTTTTTCATAAATACATCTTCTGCCACTCTAAGGTCAATCATATTCCCATGCTGTTCTAATGGCTCAATGTCTGTATGGTACTTAATCTTTATCTGCATCCTGTTCCTCCTGTTTTAGCTTAGTTAATATATCGTCATATGCTATGACAATTTTAGGTATCATCTGCGCTATCCAATCTACTAGGCTTTCATCATCGTCATAATGAGTAAATGTTTCCCTAGAGATAGCGTGAACAAGTTCGTGTAAAAGGACTTCCTTAAAACGTTCCTGTTTTTCTTCATCAGTTGCGTTATCTGTAAACATATATTGTGGATGACGCAGAAGGATTTTCTTTTGATATCCAAAGCACTTTCCACTAAAACCATCTAAATCGGGATTATTTAAGTCAGATATTTCTACAGAATATTCTGTTCCAAGAATTTTTGTTTTAACCATATTTTCTCCTAAATCAGAGGTCGGGTTTGCCCCGCGCCTTATCTCACAGGGGTATTCCTACGAGGGGGTCGGCTTGGAGCATTCCCTTGAACTGAGAAGTTCTTCGTCCTTACGGACGCATGAGTAACAAGGCTGTGACACCTTGCTACCCAATCCTAAAGCATACGAAAGGTAAAAAAGAACAATGGGCTTTGTTCTTCGAATGGATAACAGAGGTGTGATACTCTGCTATCCTTGGAAGCTAGTTGTACATACAAATCATGTATGTTATGTGCCATATAGACCCTCTCTAAGTCGGGTGGACGGAGAGTTATGACTTAGGCACGTTACTCATAAATGTTGCTTTAACAACAGAACGAAATGCGCTGTTTCGTCTTATCTCGTTAGTGATAAGACAGTTACCAATATGAGTAAGTCTTTTTCGGCGTTTATCTAACGATAAAAAATAATACCGTGGGGTTACACCGTCTAAGTGTAAGTCGCAAGAGCAGGATTCGAACCTGCGACACCGAAGATGTATCACACCTCTTATTTGGTAGTGTGTAACATCAACCGCCCTCTAGCCAACTGAGTTATCTTGCGAACTAACTTGGTTAAAAGTCCTATGGGAAGGACAAATACAGAAAGACAGAATCGAACCGCCATCTCTTAAACCTTAATTTGTCTTGCGCTTATAACAGAACGCAAGGGTTAAGGTGCGTGTTACCATTACACTATTCCTGCACCACAGGTATGTGAACTTATATACCGCCCCTGTTTTAGCGGTTGCCCTTCATCAAGGCTAATGTGCAATGCCACCTTTTCTCATTAAGTCACTGCAAGTTGACTAAGGTTAGAAAAGCGTTGTTTGTATGCGTCCATACTTGCCCCGCATAAAGACACCTTCGGTTTCCATGCATCTAGAATACACTCTCGTCTACCATCAAAAGCTATGCAATTGTGGATTTATTGTCGAAAGTGGCACTTCCACCTTCGGAGTTTCAATCAATCAGCTACATGGTATTCACCTTTTCACTAATCTAGCCCCGATGCTGTGGGTAGGGAATCGAACCCTACACTAAAGCAGGTTTCTCCCATGCGAATTGTCAGAATCGAACTAACTCAACCTGCTTACCCATATACGCCTTGAGGTTTGCGTTTCCCCTTTCGCCACCACAGCACGTATCATCTCTCTAAAGTTCACTACGATATGTCCCCCACGTAAGGTTCTCTCCACTCCTGTTAAGGTCATGGCTTCACACTCGTTACGCTATGAAAGTCTATGATACTGTTATTCTTTCAAGAACCATTGTCATCCCCGCAACCTCGTACACTTGCCCGACTTCCTTTACAGGATGGTGAACGGATGACTACCACACTTTTATGGTTTACATCATGATTGCTCGATGTAGAAATTTATCTCTAATGGACTTGGAAGGACTCGAACCTTCACTCCCCACATCTATCTCCATGGCGATATATAACGATGTTTAGCGTATTCCATTCCGCCACAAGTCCATGCTTGTCTAAGTGTAATTCATTCTAAATAACACACTTTTTATGAGCCATTTTTAAAATGAATTACACTTTTTAAGACCTAAAACTTTAATTCAATTCAATTTTTTCAATTTCTGCCCTGTCAGCTAAGATATCAAGATATTTCTCCATAGCCACAATCTGTTCTGCATAAATACCTCTGTCACAGGTAGGAGTAAATTCAAGCTGTCCACTATCCCATTTATCCAACATGACCTTCAATTTCTCATAACGGATTTTAAGCTGATAATATTCCGCTTTAAACCTGTCAACATAGTTATCACTAAGCATCAACTCTACAGTATCTTTCATTTCTACCATAACCAATCTCCCTTCTTTAGCTTCTCATTAGTAAAATAAATATTATTCCAAAAATTATTATTTCAATCCATATAGGAGATAGTACCCAAAACCAACTCCAAGTAATAACCTTGCATAGCTTTAAAACAATAAATACTATCTGTAAAAGACCTACAAAACCTATTCCTGCGCTACTTTTTTCCATTTGCAATTTTCCTGTCTTCAAAGTCTTCACCTACCGCACCAAACGCTTCGCATTTGTTGGTGTCTTTGTTTATAATACCTCTGCCTTTTGGACTTATGAGATTGTTGCGCCCATTTCAGTGAAGAACAGGGCTAGTGGGATTCGAACCCACGCATTAAGGAGTCAAAGTCCTCTGTCTTACCGCTTGGCTATAGCCCTAGAGTGGGATAGAGCAGATTCGAACTGCATTACAAGATGTTTGAGGAATTCATTTACTCGTTTGTTGGGTGAGGTATGAAAAACAACATCTTCTATCCCGTGGCGCGGCAACGTGTCAGTGCGCCGCCGCATCTTAAGTATTACCGCCTAGTCCTACCCAAGATTATTTATGAAAAGCTTAACGCCTTTTCACCGTAATTGAATAAAATTTCTTTCATCAACAAACAAATTTTTCTTAGTTCGCTTACAATAAAGTGTGCAATCTCTGCCATCAAAAAATCGGCTCTGTATATGCTCATTAGTTAAAATGCATTTGTAATAATCAATCCCCTTTACATACTGCGATACCAAATCAAGTTCACAGTACACACAGCTTTTACAATGTTTCATGTTTAGTCCACATCTGACAAGAATAATCCCATCGTTTTCCCCCACCATATTTGCAGAATTTCTCTCCACCCATGTAAAATTCACAGGTAGCACATACACACATATTTTCTTCATTCTGCGTTTTAACAGGCTTTACTTCTGTACCGCACATAGGACAATATTTAAACCCCATAGCCTGTGAACCTGTTACATATCCACAGGAAGGACAGGTACACTCCACGCCTTTTTCATAAAACGCTTTTACCGTTCCTTCGTCGTCTACATATTCCTGCCTGTAATTAACAATCTTTAATATCCATTCCATCACTTAGCCTTATCTTCCAAAATCTGTATGTATGGTGTCATTATCTTGGCTACTTTAAGACGTATCACTCCTTCAATGTCTTTATCAACCAATCCTTCAATCTTGCGTTCAATCATCTTGTTAAAATCACGGTTCTTATCATTGAGTATTCGGGTGACTTCTCGCTCTACAGTTAGACTTATCTGCTCCGAAACGGATTGAAAGCTGATATTATTATCTTTCAGCATGGAATGAACCTTACCCGTGACAATTCGAGTTATTTCATCCGTTACAGCCTTTTCTACGATGGTTTCTAAATCAAAATCTTCAAATGTTACTTTTACTTCCATTTCACCACTCACATTCAACCCATCCCGAACAGTATTCACAAGCACCATATCTTGATTTTACAGGTGCGCCACAGTTCGGACACCTTAATTCTTCTAAAACGTCTTTCGGTATCGCTGTTCCAAATTTTGCTTCGCCTAAACCAACAAACTCTATCTTCTTTAACGCTATATCTGCCGTAGTCATTTCCAACATGGCGTTTGAGATATAACACTCCTGTTCATATCCTTTATCAGCACCTAAATGCTCTAAACGTATTCTATGTAAACCCTTATAGTCTAACTGACTTAATTCAGCCGTTCTTGCATTAAATGGCATGGTTACAAAAAATTTATTACAATCAATCCCGTTTACATACCTTCTATGAGTATCTTCCAAGCAGGTACACTCAATCGTCTGTGGGGTACTCATAAACGACAAATCCAATATGTTATCAAAGAATACATAATTACCGCAATCAATCAGTAGTCTTACCATATTCTGTCCGTGATTTTTATTCCGCAAAGCTAAATCTCGTTCACAGTAATCACAGTATTTCTTTGTTGGTTCAGTAATGCCACCACATCGGGGACAATGATACGCTGTAACCTTATATAAGATTTTTTTCAATTTCTTCACGCATCCCTTTGAAAAACTCGTCTATCTTTTCGGGTGTAGCCCATCCGTTAGTTGGGTTTAAATAACCGTCCCGATGCATAACATATGAGTTATATTCTCCCTGCGGCAAAACCGCCCGTAATAAGTCACCTTCAATCTTACCTTCCATGGTTATAGGCTCTTTGCTGAACTTTAAAGGCTCTTTGTCTGATATCAGTTCCGACTCCGAAATAGTCGTAAGCTGTCCTATCTCTTTTCCATCAATCGTCCCAAACTCAATCATCACGTAAAACCATCTCAAAAAAGAAAAATATAAGCACCAATCCAATAAAAGCTTTATCTAAAAACTGTTGCATATAAAAACAACCACCCAAAATATCAAAAACACCGCTAAAGGAAGCAATATCGGGCTTAAAACCCACAGCCATGACCATTTAATTACCCCAAGTAACTTTAAAACGATAAATACTATCGTAAGCACCCCAAAAAATCCAATTCCACCACTACTGTTCTCCATCCCACACCTCACATAAACGCTAAAATCATGTCCTTAATCACATGAAGTATCAAGCAAATCCACGCTAACAGATATTCTAGCTTTGATGGTCTGCCTTTTCTTGCAAATATAAGACCGCCTACAAGTGTCCACAAAACCAATTCAATTACTTTTATCATGCTTTAAATACTTCCTATCGATGTAAACCTTACAGATGTTGCTCCCACAATCTATTCCACGAAACCGAAGCATATTCCGCGCTCCCTTGGCATTATTCTCTGTGTCAAACAATAGCAGATTTCCACGCCCACGCACAGGATGTATCCCTATAAACCCTTCCTGCTCCTTAATCAGCTTTATCGCTTCATACACGCCTTTATTGAACCATGGGAACTTCGGAAGTCCACCTACAGCTACCGTGTAAACCGCTATTTCATTTTCTTTAGGCTTATACTCTTCCATGTTTACCTTGTCGGTGTCCTCACTAGCGTTGCCGCCAAAAACGTCTTCGTCAGTTCCAAAGCTTGTGTCTGTGTAAACCCAACACGCACATACGAATCAAACATCTCTTTTGTCGCCATGGATGCATTATCTATCTGCTTTATCCTGTCTGCTTTACAGGTGTTTGCCATATGATTTAGCATCTCTAGCGTTTTTTCTACGTCTGTCACGCTTATCTACCAACTTTCCACAATCTCTACACTTAGCAACTATCCATCCGTCATCCATGCGCATCCCTGTGTCTACCAAGTGCCACTGTCCACATTTAGGACATTTCCCTTTGATATGCTTACTCGCTTTCTGCATACTTTATCCCTTTGACAGTATATCTTAACCCGTATTTCTTGATATACCCTAGCCGTACTAGCTTATCAAAGTGCGCCTGTACCGTTGCTGTACTTGACATTCCTACACCTTCTCCTATCTCCCTTAAGGTAGGTGTAATCCCGTTCTTTAGCATATAATCCTTTACAAACGCTATTACGTCTTCATCTCGCTTTTTGAGTCTGTTCATTTTTCCCTCCCCTTGCTTTCGGAACTACCTCTACACCCGTGTGACCCGCAGAGATATCCTACAGCCCGAATTTAGAAAAACGCAAAAAATCCCCGACAGTTAGATTTAAACCGTCGGGGATTCAATCCCTCAAAAAATCTAAGTTAATAATAAGCTACTTACAGAACCTTGTCAAGAAAAATTTTTGCTCTCCCCTGTAAGGGGGTAAGGGGGTTATTATTCTATCTCTATATCTATATCTATATATAACTCTATATATGTATATGTATATGTGTTACATTTTGTTACACAGTGTTACACCGCGTTACTTAGCAGTTACATCTGCGTTACTTAAGCGTTACCTAGCCGTTACTTGTCTGTTACATGAGCGTTACATCACCGTTACAATGTAACGCATATTCTAAATTCCGTTTATGTTTTTAAGGGGTCTTTTTATAAAACCCCGTGATTTTTGACACCCTGTTTTTAGGGGTGTTCTTAAGAATGCCTTAACCATGCGGTTTGTGAGGGAAGGGAGGGTTGACGAAATTCCGTTTTTAGATTTTGGGGCGGTGAGTGGGGTTATTTATGAAGAAATGAAAACAAAAGAAACCCCCATACCACGGGTGCTATATATACGCTATCAATACACGTTTCTAACATATTGACAGCTTCCCGCCACCCCACCTAACCTTCGTTTAATTGTACTTTTACGAAGGTTTCTATACGATATCATGATGCACGAAAGGATAGGTGATGTGCTGTAAATGGCTCTACCATGCGGGTTTCGGGGAATTGGGATAACGCATATTTTTACAACAATCGGGCATGAAAAAGTTTTGCCCCCTCATATACTGTAACACCCAAATCTAACATTTCGACAGCCCACCCAAAAATCAACACCAAAACACACAAATTTACAGCACAAAAAC